CCCGTGTTAACATGATAACGATAGCTTGGGATGAAGAAAACAAAAGCGCATTTGAAAGATTGCAGAACTACTTCAAAGGAAAACTTTTTGGCTACGAATACGACGAGGAATGCGATATGTCTGTTTGTTGTTTGAATTTATAACAAGAAGGGCTTTTAAAAGCCCTTCACAATTACAATACTATGATAAGAATAACCAACCCCAAAGGAGAAACCCAGGTGCATACGGAAGAAAGCTATGAAAAGCTTCTGTGGCAGTTTGCAGAATCTAAAATGATGGATATGTGGTGCCAGAAACACCATCTTATTCCTATCTATATACACCAGGGAGAACAAATACTTAACAAGATGGTGGTAGAATCATTTTTGGAAGCATTTAACTATAAAGTAGAAAAGAATTATGAAAACTAAGAAATTCGGAGTAGGCGACAAGGTAAAGATACTCCATTGTTCTGATATGATGCTAATCGGACAGATTACAGAAGTGGCAAGTATATGCGGAACGGAAAGTAACCGCTATTATCATTTGAAGATAGACGGTGAACAAAGAGCGTTTATACCGCAGAACCTGGAATTGGTAGAAAAGTATAAGGAGGATAAAGAATGACCTACACAGAAGAAAGAACCTATTGGTTGGAGTGCATGATAAAGGCAAGCAGATACGGACTTGAACCGGAAGTAGCTGTTACAGCGCTTGAATACCTAAAGGAAGACCCGAAATTAAGTATAAGCCAATGCCTGGAAATGGCGTTAAAAGATTGGGATATTTAAAACAATAGATTATGAAAGTAGAAGACATAGAAAGAATTTTCAAAGAGACGGTAAGCAGACCGGAAAACTCTATTCATTTGCCGTTTGAAAAACATGCAAGGGTAGGAAGAAAATATAATGGGAAATACATATACAGTAGCAAGCTTATATGTAAATACACACCGGAACAAGTATTGCAGCAATTGCAGGAAATAGCGGATGAAAAGGAAGTGGATATAACGAACAGTGAAGTCCTTATAGAATGGGGAGTGAGATATGGAGGTTATGATGATGAAATTTTTGTAAAGATTATTCACCCCCTCTATTTCCCCAAAGAATATTACTATTTGAAGTGGGATTATGTGATGGGAGGACATGTAGCTATCCCCACAAAAGAAGGCGAATTTATTGCTAAAGCGGTAGCGTATATTAAAAATCATATCGGGAAAGAGGTGGACATGGGACGTGTCTCTATGCTTGTAGGGTACAACAGAAAGACGGGAAATGCCATTGTTTCATATTCCAATGAAAGTTGCGGATGGCACAAGATAGACAAGGAAGATGTGATTATAATTAATTCGCCCCTTAACCGTTCGTATCAATATATAAGTATTGAAAAATTGAAACATACTTTAAGCCCAACAAGGTATAAACTGAATGAGACAATAACAATAAACATTCAGTCGGAAGGAGAAGATGAAGAATACAAGGTAAAGACAAGTATTGCCTATAGGGACAATGACAACAATAAAGAACGTGTCGTGTACGAAACGGAAAACACGGACGACAGCTTTATTCTGAATCATACACAGAGATACGAAAACAACGATTCGTGCCCTTTATTGGACAGGTTTATTTTTAGCGCATATCAAAGATATTTGATACAGGGTATCGTGGAAAACAATAAAAAGGAACTAAAGAATGATACAGAAAATAATCGCTTACCTCTATCAAAAGAAGGTTACGAAGACTTATAACGACAATAACGACGGGTTTATATGCAACTTCGTCCTGGAATACAAGGACAAAAAAGATTTTGTACATAAGATGGCATGCTATGCGGTCAATTTTGAACCCGTTGTTATCGGAAAGGAGAACCGCTATTTTGTCGAAGTGGATGTGCACGCAGTCCAGAACGTGAAGTATAATAATGATAGGGTATGGATGCCTCAATGCAAAGTTATGAAAATGGACTTGTTGTTACAGCCGTGGGAACTTACATTAGCAGAAAACGAAATAGAAATGTATTACGATGGACAGAGAAAAATTTGCGGAACCGGATATGACAGCGAAGCCGGAAGAAATACTATGGTTTGAATCAACAATCAGTGAAAATGTGGAACCGGAGGTTTCATTTGTTGAACAGGAAAAGGAAGAAGTTTTGGTTTCGTGTACATGGTATTAATTTGGCAAATAAACTATTGCTTATTTCCCTATTAAAACTTACCTTTGTGGGTAAAACTTCTATATATGGCAAAAAAGATAGAATATACTAAAGAGGACATTCTAAAAGATGCGCCCGATTTCGTTTTAATCGCTTCACCCTACATGCAAGACAAGTACGTAGCTTATGAGATGGTAAGAAGGGAGCTTGACGAACACCCGGACCGTTTTATGCAGTATGAGGGGAACGAAGGTTATACCTATGTGATAGACCTTAAGCTTGTCAATATAAAGGGTATCATGGCGAAACGCGGAGCATCCCAGGAAGCAATAAACGACGCTACAGAAATTCGTACAAATGTGATGTTGCCCCTTCTTGCCAAGTTCCACAGGGTAAAGAGTGAGTATTTCCATGCTTTCGACTTGCATAACGACAAAGCAAAGGCACTTGCCAAACTCACCCCTATGTTACTGGACTTGTTCGGCTCCATGCACAACCCCAAGGATATTATTAAAATTATCCGGAAAAAGGAAGGTTATTCGCTGGGAGAAGAAGATTTGGTAAAATTTTTCAACAATCACAAGTCACTCATAGAGGCAAGGCAAAGCAAGTACGTGATGCGTTCTGACCGCTATAAGGTGGCAACGGAAGCCGGAAGACTGGAAATCATAAATGACTGTATGACAGACTTGCAGCTCAAATATGAAGAGTTCTGGAGCAAAGGAAACGTGGGAAGTGCACTCAATATCCTAAAGGAAATACGCGCTTTGTTGGAAGCCGCACGGAAGGAAGTAAAAGGTAATGAAATTAAACTTACAGTTGACGGGAAAATAGACATAAACGCAACCCTGCATGGTGAAGAGAACATAAGCCGCGTAATGCGAGACATCCCCGTAAACAGTCTAATAGTGGGTATGGTAGCCGCAAAATCGGGAATAAGACCCGAAATACTGATGCACCAGCTTTGCACCTCCTATTACAAGGACTTCAACGGATTTGCAAGCAACCCGGTATTGGGTTCCGAAAAGGTGATGCTTCCTGGAGCACTCATAAAAACGTATGACTGGGGAGAAATAGAGAAAGAAAACAAAAAATTCGTGGAAGAAATGATACCCGAAGTAGTTGAGGCCGAAATAATTGAAGAACCGTCCAAATCAAAGACAAGAGAACGGCTTCTTAACCGCCTACGACAGATGAAAGGTGTTGAAATCGGAAAGAAATAATTACATTTTGTTTTGACTTTTAGTTAATTTATGATTTTCAAAATTCACATGGTGTACGGTTTGTGATAAATAGTATGCCTATTTTAAACAATTAAAAACCAAATAGTTATGATAAAGATATATGTTGAGGAAGTAATAAAATGCGTAATGGAAAGACTTACAAAAGAATACGGTCTGACCGAACAACAGGCATTGAAAGAAATTGACATGTGCATGGAAAAACTGTATGTGAAATGGATGCAGAACGAACCGATACCGGAAGAAAACAACGATTAATTAACCCTATAATAATAAATAGTATGATAGTAGCAATCGCAACAATGAGAATGGACGAGGACACAACGGTACAGGTACATGTGCCTATGGATGTGGAAATAATGCAGGTTCCTCCTACAGACAAGGAAGTAGAGAAAATAAAATCAGTCCTGGAAGAGGAAACCGGGTATAAATTCGTATCTTTGGATTCGATAACATGGGATGTGGACTACGAGATTTAAAATCAAACGAAAAAACTTTATGTTCATTTTTTGAGTATTAGTAGTTAATATCTAATTGACAGCCAGCAGTTTGTGATAAATAGCTGGCTTTTATTATATCCTTTTATATGTTAATTATATGTTAAAAGCACATAAGCACTTGCTTATGTCTAAATAAGGTCTTATATTTGCAATGTGATAAGAAACAAGATGTCAAACAAATAAAAACAAAAGATTATGGCAAGCCCTAAAGTAAAACTGGAAGGAAAGAAAATCGCAGAAAAGGTGATGGATTTCATAGACATGAATTCATTTGACCCGGTCTATGATGTGATAAAAAAAAGCGAAGACTACCACGTATATATCAGAGAGATACTGAGATGTATTTCTACAAGAAGGATGATAGACGATTTGGACGAACGCGGAGAACTCCATGAAGCATACAAGGAATATGTAGACATGAACGGAGTAACTCTCGTAAAGGACATAGCAAAGAGAATGACAAACAAGGAAAAGCTCGAACTCGTATCGGAACTTTTCAAGATACCTTACCTGGCAAGCCCGGAAGAATACGGGGAAGCGATAGCGAAGGCAGCAAGGGAACAATATTACAGATAATCAATAACCAGCAAAAAAGCAGAACAAAATGAAGACCTATACAGTATATTTCAGTGAACCAGTAACAATAAAGTACAAGGGTGACAGATTCAACAAGGAATTGAAAAAGTGGGAATATGACGTGGACTGCGAAAAGACAAGCCCTATGTTCACCTTCCATTCCCTGGCACCTGCAAAGAAGCTTATCAAGGAGAATATGGACAAGTACATAGATTCCATCATAACGAAAACATGGGCAAACGGTGACTGGGAGAACCTGGGTCCGATAAAGCTTGCCGGAAACAACAAGACTTTTGTAGCCAATACCCGACAAAGGGTCGCAAATTATTAAGTACACGGAAAGAAGGGGTGAAAATTGAAGTAGCCCCTATTTTCTTGACAATCAATATAGATATTTTACGAAACTTAAAAATAAAAAGATTATGGATAGAGAAGAATTCCAGAAAAAGTACGATAACAGTATTCTGGTGTGCTGTACAGAAAACAGTATCAATAAAGTATTCAATATTTGCGATTTAATGGACTTAACAGTCTCTAAATCAAAACAGATTACTGCTATATTGATAGGAGAACAAACAGCAAAAAGTCCATTGTTCCACGTGGAACAATTCCTCAGTGATTTCTACAGGGGGATAGAAGAAGGAGAAAGGAAAGAGACAAAGATGTTTGAACAGAGAATGAACAATGCTATATACAAGCTAAAGCATAAGTACGGAGACACGTATATAATCAAGGGAACCGATATGGCCACATTGATGTGCATAACGGAACTCAGCATGAATGCAGTCTATAAAGAGGGGGAAGATGTGATACTCATAGAAGAAAAGGGCAGCATACCATGTGTAAGACATTCTGCAAGACAGTTTATTACTGACGTGATGTCCGGCATGATTGACGTACTGGACCCATTCATAAACAAGGAGACAACGATTGAAATAAAGGAAGAAGAAGACACGGAAAACATGATTAGTGAAACAATCTTCCATCTCACCCATACCCTAACAAAGCTCCTGCATAAGGTATACGACATGGAAAGAATGGTCTATTCAATTGGATTCGGAAACAAGGAAGGGGTAATGATAGACAAGGACGATTTCTATGTGTTCCGGAAAGCGGTGCGCCTCCTATATATATGCAACAAGTGGGTAACGAAGGACAACGAGAAGCAATCCAAGGAACCGGATTTCAAGAAAGGAAACAAAATAATGTACACCATCAAGGACAGCAACGGCAACACATACCCGGTAAGAAGACTGTCGGAAAGGGTGTACGAATCAAAGGAACAAAAGACCCTATTCATAACGGACGAAGAAAGGGTTGTGACCGGGATATACAAGGAGAAATAAAAAGAGAGAAACACCCTCCACGATACCTTACAGACCATATTTTATTATTAACCCGTTATACATTTGTTACAATGGTAATGAAGAGTGTCAAGGAGGAAAAGCAATGATAAGAAGAACCGGAAAGGGAACACGGACTGCACCATAAAGGAAAAGAAAGGGTTGTTATATCCGACCCCTATATAAACAATATTATAAATCGTCAACCTATAATTGTTAATTTGCGAAATGGGAAGGATATATGGAAGCCGATATGGACGCAAGACGTGTCCTGGCACGGTTCTTGTATCATTGTACAATGTGGAACAATCATAAAAAGACAACATCATGAAAAGAGAAAAGGAATTCAAGGAATACCTAAAGAACAAGCTCATAGATTTTGCACCTTGCATAGAGGCATACGAGGACTACAATCTGAGAATAACGGAAGTATTGGATGCACTGGAAGAACTGAGAATGTCGTACCAAGCATCATCAAACGTGGTTGACGGGAATATAGAATCTATGGTTATCCAGATATCGTCATGGGAAGATAACTTTGAGATAATAGGCTATGACACATTTGTAGAGAAATATCGGGAATATGACAAGGAATATGAACCGGAACACTATATAAAGGACGAGAACGGCAATATGGTGCATGTAGAGCTTGTAAGCGTCAAGGCAGGAAAGAATATGATAATAACCTGGAAGGACACGGAGACCGGGAAAATGTTCCAGACAATAGAATAATAACCAACATATTAAAAGACAAAAGATTATGGAAAAAGATTTGAGAAACAACGTGAAGTACATTTTGTTCTGTACAGAATGCTTGCAGGCAGGCGTGGTAATGACACCAAAGGAATATGAGGTAGCATTCCTGGCAGCATCCAAGTTCGAGGGATTCGACGATAAGAGCTTCGAGAACATGAAGCCGGAACAGTTCGCTCCACGTATGAATGCAATGCTCAATGCAATGTCGAAGAGAAAACAGATTATCGAAGGACTGACATTCAACCTATTGACAAAGAAAAGCCTGGGTGAACTGATAGACAGTGATTTGGTGGAAGAGGTGATGAAGGCAAAGCACATAGCCGCAGCAATGGCAGATGAATTGTTGGAACCGGACGAGAAACTGGAAAAGGTTGTGACTGATGGACGTCGTGTAATCGAGCACTTCATAGACCAATGGAAGAACGCCCCTATCCAAGAAAAAGAAAAGAAGGAATACGAGCCGGAAAGTGATGCGGAAATTGTAGAATAAATCTTTCTATATACTTATTATTTTCACAAAAGCCCCGAAATGGGGCTTTATTATCAAGCAGTTATGGACAAGTCGAAATTAAAGGAAGCAAATAGGCTACACGATAAAATCGAATATTTGAAAGACCAATTAGAGCGAATTTCCAGGTTTGAGATAGAGGGAAAGATACAAATAACGAACTCTTATGATTCCTATTTCTATATTGACGAGGATATAGCGAAAACCTATTTTCCGCTTATAAAAGAAAGAATGAAAAAGGAGTTGGAAGAGTGCGAGCGATTATTTTCTGAACTTTAGCTTATTTTTGAGATAAAAACACTATCTTTGCTATCGTGATAATTAACTGGTAAGGTTGTATCGCAGTTGTATTTAAAGGTTAACAAAGGCGGTAAGGGGTTGCAAGTCTGTTATGGCTGGGGGTGAAAGCCCGGTTTAAATGGCTGCAACCCCTATTTTTATTCAAATTTTGTATCATTATGGAAAGAAAAGAGATTATCAGAAGACTGGGAAAGTATTTCACGCTTCCCGAACTTGCATGCCCCCACGTGTATAACAAGTATTCAGAATCGCAGATATGGAGCTTTTTCACGACCGAAGCACTGGAGACGCTCCTTGTATTGAGGGAGGAAATCCTATGCAAACCCTTCATTATCAACAACTGGAAGAACGGAGGCAGCTATTCCCAGCGCGGTTTACGATGCAATGTGTGTGTTCTATGCAAGGAAAAGACAATGCTTGAAAAGCCGTATATGAGCGCGCACGCATTAGGTCGCGCATTCGATATTACTGTGTCCGGTATGGAAGCGGAAGCGGCACGGAAAATCATTGTGGACGATTCCGACAAGCTTCCTTATCCTATCAGACTGGAAGACGGTGTTAATTGGCTGCATGTAGACACTATGGACCTATGCAACGGCAAGAAAGTGACGCTATTTAATGCGTAAATATATTTTACTATATTCAGAAAGTATTCTCCCTTATAGGGCAATCGATACTACAGTATGCTGTAGCCGCGATTTTGCAAATTTCGTATTTTTATCATTTGTAAATTTAAATTGAAATAATTATGTATCCTACTACCCCTATCCTTTGATGGACGAGGAAGAGATAGCGAGTTCTGGTGATTGGGTCAGCAATGAGGTAATTTGATTGTTTTCGGGATGCCGGGAATTTCGGGTGTTTTGTCCGGTTCCCGGTTTTTCATTTTCCTTATTTTATTGTACACCGAAAAACAACACAATTTTCAGAGTTAGTGTTAACTGTCTGATAATCACATACCATTTTCTTCTATTTCTAAAAAATATAATGTCACTGAAAGAAAGGTTATGTTAATCTTATGTTAAAAGCACATACGCACTTGCGTATGTCTGATTAAGTACCTATATTTGCAATGTGATAAGGAAACAAGGTCAAACAAATTAAAAGAAATAAGGTTATGAAAGCAGAATTTTACAAGGTGAGAGGTACGGAAATGGAAGAGATGATGAAGAGAGGTAATAATAACGAAATCTCCTCTATGATTTCCAAGAAACAACAAGCACTTGCCGAGGCACTTGAAAATGTGGAGTTCTATAAGTCTATCGGGAATGTGGAGTTTGCAGAGAATGAGCAGAACCGCGCTAAACTCCTTCAAAGACAAATCGAAATGTTGAACAAATAAAAATTAAAGAAATATGAAACTTTTGGAAATACACAAAAACGGAATTAACGCCAATAACAAAACAGTAAGTTACTACGGTTTGGATTATGAGAAAAAGAAAGTGCTGTTTGAAGTAAAGACACTGGAAGAAGCCATTGAGAAGGGGTCTTGTCTTGGCTATAAAAACGGTGAAATAGTAATAATGTTCTAAATTTAATCCGGTAGCCTTCGGGCTACCAATAAAACAAATAATATGGATATAAAAGAAATATGCTTGCTGATAGCACAGCTAAAGAAGGAGAATGAAACCAATTCCCCGGAAGAAAAGGAATTCAACCTTAAATGGATTGAAATCCTAAAAGAAAGTATAGATAAATCTGTTAGAGACGCAATGAAATCCTTTGGATATCCGGTTACATTCAAGTCACTTTTTGATTACGATTTCGGTTCCAACCATATGTGGGTCAGTGAAAAGGAAAGCGGTAAACGTCTTTTTCTTGTCGAATTCTAAAATTCTTTATATTATGAAAAAGCAGCTTATAAATTTCTTTCACGGTCGTTTCGGTAATAAAGTATTGAAAGCTAAATATCGTGAATGGTGGGTACGTTTCTGGTACGGAGTAGGTGCACTCACTTGTACCCTTCTTTTCTTCGGAATGATACAATTCTTGTCCTGGCTTTCTGATTTGATTAATTATGTTTTCTAATAAAAATATTTTACAATTATGAAAAAGGTTTTATGCGACAAAGACGGGAAATTCTTGTCTATTCATGATGAAGATTGTACTCTTACAAAACTGGAAGACGGTGACTGTCTGACACATGAAGACGGTACGATAATGATATATAGAGAACGCAAATGTAAAGAAGATATTTCTAAAGTATTTTATCATGTTTATTTACGAAATAATGAATTACATTTTCTTAAAACTGGAATGTCATTATCTTACTATAATTTTATCCCATCTTTCAGATTTTCTACAGAAGAAGAAAAAGAACGTATGTACAAAGTTCTTTCTGAAAACAACTTATACTATGACGAGAAAGAAAAATGCTTTAAAAAGCTTCGCTGGCGTGCCAAAATCAGCAATTCCTATTACTATATTGACTGGAACCGTTTTGTGATATGTAAGACTACAGAGGAAGAAAACGAATCGGACAATTTACGGTACAAAAACCTTAACTATTTCCAGACCAAGGAAGAAGCGGCTACCAAGTTGTTTGCAGTTAAATCGGTTCTCGATGATTAAGAAGGAAGGTTACATATGGGTCGGACAGATTATCGAATACCGGGGAATGACGCTGCGAAAGGTACGTCCGGGAAAATACATTGTCATTTCTCCTTGTTCCCTTGTTTCAAGACCCGTATATATTGACAAGAACGAAAATTTGAACGTTCTTTAGTATTAATTATTTGTTTTATTTTCATATATTTGCAGCTATGATAACAGCGATTTTTGTGTGTTTGATTGTTCTTACGGTAGTCCTTATCACTCTCCTTTTGTGGTGTATAGGGACGGTTACGGGAATTCAGAAAAGAATGGACGCTCTTCTTTATGTGGTCTCCTATATAGACCTTATCCAGAGAAAGCGGTTTATCCGGTATCTGGACCAGCTTTCCCGAAAGATGAGTTGTAACGAGGACGAGATGGAAGACAACCAGAAACAGTTCCTATTCCATTTAAGCCAGGAATTGACGAACGAGATAAAAAGAATGGAAGACGATTATAAAGATTTGATATAATGGCAAAGAAAAACGAATTTACATACAAAAAAGGGTGCCAATATATAAACTGGCTCTGTATTTCCAATAAACTTTTCTTGCTTCGTGATGATGACAATATAAGCGACGAAGACAAAGCATCCATTTCACGCGCCCTAAAATGCAAGACAGGCGATATCCTTTGTCTTGTCCTGGGACGGAACATCAGCTATTTCGGATATAGTAAGCTTATCGAAGACATGGGAGGACGGACGACAGAAAGTATAGTGCAGTCCAAGAACCCGGTTTTTTCTTCCATCTACTGGACTGGTGACAAGAAAGCGGCTATCGAATCTCACACCATTTTCATTCCCTGGAAGGAGCTTAAGGAGCTTATCAAGGATTGGGATTACCCGACATACTTTCAGCCGGAAATCGTTTAGAACCTTCTTTCTCTAATTTAAATATTTGTTTGACTGACACCCGGTTACGCTCTTCGCGAAAGAATGTTTCCGGGTGTTTTATTTGGGGATTATATGTTAATCTTATGTTAAAATGACATACGCACTTGCTTATGTCTAAATAAGGTTTTATATTTGCAATGTCTTCTTAAAGGAGACAGCTAATTAGGTCAAACAAATAAAAAGATAAGGTTATGGAAAATGAAATTAAAGTTATCAGAGGTTTTGCGGTTAGCATGGGAAATGATTATGTAGAGTTTTTCAAGAACATCGAAGATGCAAAGAATAATTACGAAATGATGAAAGAACGTTTTGTCGGTGTCCGTCTCTATTATGCCAAGAAATCCTATAACACTAAAGGTTATCCAAACGTAAATATTTCTTTGGTAGAAGTTTACCGTAACAATTATGGTCTTCCTTATTAATTGATAATTGTCAAACAAATAAAATCTTTACAATCATGGCAAATATAGACTTTTTCAAGAACCCCGATTCATACGAGGTATATGTAACAGTCAAGTTCGGAATATGGAAAGTGGCAGAAATAAGCCGTTTTCCGTCCCCTATAGACATTCTTTACGGCAATATCATAGAATATACCGAAAACAAGAATTTGTGCTCTGAAAAGGACATAAAAGAGATTGAAGAATTTACTATTAACAACGTCATAAACACTATTTTAAAATGAGAACATTAAGCAAAGGAAACTACCGGGTAGTATATGACCCGGCAAAAGGAGAAAGTATGAGTATGATTGCCGTATACAGAAAGAACCTGGATGGCACATTATCCCTAATCAGCAAGGAAATGGGAAACGAGACAAATGAAGAAAGTCTGAAAGAAAATGCAGTAAAAATTATCAACGAATTTAAATAAAGGAGGATTAGACTATGAATGCAGGTATCGTATTTTTAACTATCATTATTTTTATCGTTCATCTCATGCTGTGTGCCGAGGTAGGTTCTACGGCAGAAAGGATGAACAGAAGTTTCGGTGTATGGATGCTTCTGGCACTTATCATTTCCCCGTTTATCACAGCCATCTTTGTTCACTGCCTGGGACCTATCCCGGTTCCCGAAAAGAAAGAAGACGATGAAGCCGAGAAGTGACCGATATATTTACTATTATGACAAACGGTCCAAAAACAAGCCGTACCGGGTTATAATAGAGGTTGAAAAGAAGAAGTACAATATCGGTTATTTCCGTACCGTGGAAGAAGCAAGAACAGCCCGTGACGAGTTTATTAAAAATCATTTTTCCGTCTCCATAAGCTGGCAACGGTTACAGGAAATGAATGTGATTGTGGATAAGATTGCCGAACTTTCGGAAATTCTTTCTTCCTATAGGGATATTTCCACTAATGAGGTTATTCGGAAAATCGGGAATATCAAGCAGAACGCGATTTCCATAAAGAAAATTATTGCATAAATATACATTCAATTTGTATAATTATTCAATTTTGTTTTGTAGTATGAGAACCTGGGTTTAGCGAAACCCGACAGACTGGGACGTTTCACAACGTCCCTTTTCTTTTTCTAAATCTTGACAATCGAGTTAATAATACTTGAAGAATGACAAAAAACCATAATCTACCAGTCCTTTTTCTACAGCATTGGCTTCTTGTTCAAACACGATTGCGTGGTAACAATCATGGTTTATAGCCTGGATTCTCTTAATCCATTTCTTTATACCGCCACTGAAACCAGGGTGATACTTGATTAAGGTTCCTATTACACGTACAAGCCATTCCAGGGCGTAATACAGATAGAACGTCAACGGGATAAGTAGAAGTAACCAGGGACACGAGAAAATGCCTGCAAGACCGCTAAAAAGCACGGTACCCGGTATCATTAATGATTTCCATTGATAGGAATGCGTTTCTTCATGTTTTAGGAATTCTTCGTCATAATACTCTTTCATTTTCTTGCATAACAGCCAGCAAAAAATTAGGATTGCGGAAAAATTCGGGATGATAATTTTCGCAATTTTCGATTCATAAATTACCTTCATGATTTTACAATTTTTAAGATTAAACACGTGTAAAGGTAGGCTTTTTCGAGGAAATTTCTGTCAATATTTATTACTATTTATAACTATCTGGAAATCAACACTTTGACATTTTACCATAAGGGTATTATCTAACCCCTAAAGGGGTACGTAGTTCCCTTTCTTCTTTTACCCTTACGGGTATATTAATAGGAGGAGGAACTGCAATATAGCAATAGGGGGTTTGGGGGAGGAAGGGGAAAGAGTGAAAAATGGGGAAGGGGGATAAAGTGAGATATGGAAAGTGTTAACGGAAGTAAAAACAGAAAGGGGAGACGAAGCGAAAGAAAGAAGACGAAAACAAGAAGGGATTTTGGGAAAAAGGCGCGCCCGGCAAAATTTTCTCGAAAAAATTTTGTGGATTGAAAATTTATCCCTATGTTTGCAGTGCTTAAACATAGCGGCTAAGGTCTGATGAAGATTTGGGGCCGCAAAAGAAAAAGGGGTTACTCTTTAGTTTTCTCACTAAACATTAGCTTCTTTTTGAAAAATCCCCTTTTTCTTTGTTTTTGTTTAGCAAGAAAGAAGCTAAAATTAGTGGGTGTCCTTAAGCAAGACATAAAACCAAAATGGTATTTGTAGAGTGAGAAATTAAAGAGAAGTGTATGAAAAAAGATACAGAAAAATCGGCATCATGCCAGGACATTTCAAAAAAGATTAAGTCTCCTATTAAGGATTTGAAGAGTATACATACTATCCAGGATTACGAGTATTGCTGCGTATTGTGCGCTATTAGATTGATAAACAACAAGTATTGCAAGAGAAATCAGAAAAAATATCAGTATAAGACGTTTTGGAAAAGAAGTTTTACTACACAAGAACTGTCATTGAAGATTGCGGAAGAAGTGGGTATTTCCTACAGAAAAGCGAAGGATTATATCAAGTTTTTAAGACTGAATGACTATATTAAATTTCCCGAAAAGGATGTATGCACAATCATAAACAAGGATTTCAAGGATGTAACGGAAGAGATGTATTTACCCGATTATTTGCGTTATGTGATTAAGGAGAAAGGGGTAAAATGGTCTCCTATTTTTACAAGGATATTGAATTACATTTCAAAGAAGATAAGATATTACAAGTATTGTAAAGAGATTGCAGAGTACAATTTGGACGTATGGAATGACGAGGAATCAAAGAAAGACGAGATTTTAAAGATAGTTGAATGGCTGTACAATAACGAGGACTGGAAGGAATCGGATTATGACAAGGTTTATGAAAAGGCTGTAAAGATGGCGCATAAGCACGCATTAGAGGCAATAAAATGGAACAATTGCGAAGTATCATTCTATGAAAGCCCTAAACGTATTGCAAGCCGTATGAAATGCAGTGTAGACACAGTGAGAAAGTTTATAAAGGCATTGAAAGAGATTTTTGGAGAAAGAGTATACATGAAGCCGGAAAAGGCGACTAAATCAATGAGATACAACCCTAATTTGAATAACTATACAATAGCATTGCCGGACAGGGAAGAATGGAAGAATATGTTTGCAAGAAGATTCGAGAAGATTAAGGAAGGTGTTTCAAGGGTAAAGGATTCTGTTTATTATCTCAAAAGAGTTTGGTTCAGAAAAGAAAAGGGTTATTTGTGGGAAGACAAGGAGTTCAATAGAATAGCAAAAAGAAGTGCTACTGTAACGTGTGGAGAAAAGGAATTGCCGTGCAAAAAGAGGTTGAGTTTTTATTACACCCTAAAAAAGAACTTGGAATACTGGGAGGACAATTTCGAGAAGGAAAAGGAAATAGAAGAAGAAAAGGAACGTCTTTATAAGTCTGAAATACAAAGGGAGGTTGAAGAAAACGGCAGAATTGATTTGGTGGCGAAATATCGCTGTCACGAGGCACCCGAATACGAAAATTACAACCCTAATGAATTTGAAGCATATAGAGTATGGAAACGGTAAGTGAATACATATACAATGACTATGAGACCGAGGACGTAGAACTGTACGCAGAACAGATGATACGCGACCGGAAAGAACGCGACGAGAAGCGACGCGAACAGATAGAAAAGGCTTTGGCGAAAGCCGAAAGGACCAGGAAACGGGTAGAAAACAGAAGACGGAAGTATATAAAGACAAACCCTATCCGCGCGAAGTACAAATACCCGGTATTGGATAAATATTCAAGTTAAAAGCTTGGTTATTTGACTGATAATGCCTATTTTTACCGTTGTAATTGCAATTTCGTTATAACTTAAAAAGGCATTATTCATGGATAATAATAGAAAAGAAGAGAAAGTGTTCGGACGTGCACAATTTGAACAATTTCTCATTGACAACGACTACGAAGCGTTCACCGCAAAGCAGGTAGCGGCTTTTGCTACTGATGTTTTGAACAAGTCAGAAAACAACGAGATGGACGAGTTCGAGAAAGCATGTGCGGCTGCGGACTGGAAATCACTGGAAACGGTTAAAGTGCTGAATGACATTTACGAGGAAGAACCCATGTTCATAAGACCCTCACAAGTGGAAGTGATACCGGGAAAGGAAGGAATTTTCAAATCAATGTCCGAGAATCGGGACATGTTGCGATACAAGGAAACCCCTCTAAACATTTTCAAGGGCATAGCCGGAATGTGCGTATCTGACGATATAGAGAAGGCACGGAAGGGTGAACCTATCGGAACCGTAAAAAGCTGGGGAGGGAAAGAATATGTGAAGACCGCTAACGGCTGGGTACGTCGCCAGGGAATCAAGACAAAGGAGACTGCGAAGGAGGAGAAGCCGAAAGAAAAGAAAGGCGGTTTCCCTACAGTTGAAAAACTCGTGGCTGCGGCCGCAAAGTCGGGGCACAACCCTAAAGAGGCAGAGAACGTTATCAGAGAACGCTATGACTATCTGAAAAAGAAATATCCGGAAGCCTCACCAAGTAAACTTGTACACATTGCATATACAATTTCCTAAAATTCCGTCGCATATGATTATGGGAAAACTACATAAAATAAGGGAATACGTAATGAGTTTATATTTTCCCGTGTTGTTGAGCATACCTATCTCTTTTTCCAACACAGCACCCTTCATTGAGAAATATGTGTTTCGGGACTGGGAGTTCTTGAAATACCTAATGATTCTTATAGTGATAGACACACTTGTAAGCTGGGTATATCATATCAAGAACAAGGACTTTTCAAGCAAGGGCTTTTCAATGATTATCACAAAGCTTTTCATTTATTCCGCTATTCTGATTGTTTCGCATGTGATGGGGAACTTTACGGTGGAAGGCGGCAATGTGGAGATATACACATGGTTCCGTGCCGTGGTGTGTAACGCGCTTATAATACGAGAATCAATCTCAATCGTGGAGAACGCGGCAAAGGTAAGCCCTACTTTGGTACCTCAGAGAATTAGAAAATATCTGTCTGATTTCGACGAATTCGGAGACAAGAAACCGAAGGCGATAAAGGAAATGAAAGGAGAATGATTATGGCACAAGGTGATTATTTGCCAGGAACCTATTCAAGGGTTGGAACAGAGGAAAATCCCGGTACATACTTTGGAGGAGGCGCAGGCGGTGGTACTTCACAGAAAATGCCACCGAAGGTGAAGAAGGTATGGGTACTGGACAACGATAAATGGAATATGCGCAACTATTGGATTTCTGGAGGGAAGTTCAGTATTCCGGCAGTATGGGTACTTACCAAAGGAATTTGGGACAACTTAGGCAAATGGATGAAAGACGGAGTTTGGAGAATGGGACAGACCATTTTCTCTACAGACAATATTTGGCGTGACAATTTCGTGTGGTACAATGATTTAAAATTCAAATTTTAGAGATTATGAAAAAAGTAGCGTTTTATCAAATACAGGACGGTGATACTGGGGCACAGGTTGCACAAGGCTTACAGGGAAATTTCGAGGCTTTGCAACAGGAGATAGAGGCAATTCCTTCCTATTCCTTGCCTATTAAGATGGACCCTAATAGTGGAATTATCAACAGTGAGGAGGACTATAACAGTATTCTCCCCGAATCCTATCTGACGGAACATCCGTGGCAGGCTGGATATGCAGACGGTTTTCCTTGGTTATGGATGAACTTCAAAGCAAAGGTATCGGAAGGTACTCAGATTTGTATTAAGCATAACAACAAGTTCTGCGAGTTCACCAACATTCCAGAAACTATCGGCACCGTATCTGTTGACAAGAAGATTCTGACAATGAAGGAGAAGAACGAATATCTGGGTTTCGAGTGTCAGAAGGATTTGGGTGTACAGAAAGTGGACTTGAAAGGCATTTACCAGGTTTACGTACTGGGTGCTGACGGTTCCGTGGAACAGGAAATTGTATTTGAATGTAAATAAAAACCATTAAAAAAGAAAAGATTATGAGACTATACAGATTTTTGGACGAAGACAAGAATATTGATGTGACATTGGTAACGGACGGAAGTTGCGACCAGAAGAAAGTGTTCATCACCGAATCACCGCGCGGAATTACCCCTAAAGGAAATGTGACGGACCCGGAAGGCGGTGCCGAGCTTTTGAAGCTTGGTTTCAAATGGAATGTAGGCGAAGCCGTGATGCACGAGGAACTTGTAGCATTTGCGGAAGAAAAGGATTTGGAATTGATTATCGACCCCCAGGGATTGAATGAAATTGTTGCGGTAACGGCAGAATGGAACGAAAACGATGCATGCGTTATTACAATCAAGACAAGTGTTCCGGCAAAGAAGGATGTCGATATCTATTTCCCCAATAGCGTAGATTTGCAGGAAAGCGCAGAAAGATTTGGAGTAATCAGAGGAGACCGCAAGACCATTGCTACTAAAGTTATGTCCGGTAAGCCTATGGCGTTTACGCTGGCTGACCTTGGTTTGGATGCAAAGGAAGACTTGAATGTGGTTGTAATGACCGACAACAACACATGGCGCGAAGAACTCGTAGCCAAAAACAATTAAGGAGTTATGTTACGGTTATTGTTTACAACAGAGGACAATGCTCACCAGATGATTGTCGTAACTGACGGTATCGACAGTCAGATGAAGGTTTTTGTAACAGAAAGCCTCTATGGTGACGTGGAATATTATAAGGGACTGGGTATCGTGATTGAACCCGGTCACACTTATAATATAGGACAGTTCAAGGAATGGGCGTTTAAGGCGCTTGTTAAGCTTATCTCATATCCGGAAGGATTCGGAGAAGAAGGCGCGGTATTGTCGGACGTGCAAGAAGTTGTGGAATACGTATTGGAGACTAAAGAACCTACACTCAATTTCCCTGCAAAGGGAGGTGATGATATGTGCGTGGTGACGTCTTCTAAACAGTCTTTTAAGAACGGGAAACCAGTAGGACATCCGGAAGGCGTACCAGTGGAATTCTCAATATCTGGGGCAGGATTCAAGGTTGACGGTGGAGGACAAGTAACGGTTGACGAGAACCCCAACAACACGACAAGAAAAGCGGTAGTGACGGTTAAACAGAATGAAAGCGGAAAGACATTGCAGATTACATGCAACCAGGCTGCATCTACTGTAACCTACGAATATGCGCTTACAGTAGACCCGACAGCGGTAACGTTCGACGGTGCAGGAGGCGAAAAACTTGTCACTGTTACTTCTACAAGAACAAAAGTTCTGAATGGAGTAAAACAGCAGCCAGAAACATATCCTACTGATATAGAACTGGCAGGCGTAGGGTTCGATTATGAGGAAAGCGGAAATAACTACAATTTGAAAGCTTCTGAGAATACCGGAAGCTCACAGAGAACAGGAAAAGCGACTATTTCGCAGGATGGTGGAAAGACTGCGGAAGTGACACTTACACAGAATGCGGCTACAGTGACGTATGATTATGTACTTACAGCCAACTCACAGACCATACAGTTTGTAGCGCTTGGAGAAACGAAGAGTTTACAAATTGTTTCAACAAGACAGAAAAAAGTCAACGGCAAGCCTTCCGGTGGTGTCGAGAAGGTAGATACGACTGCACAGATTACCGGAACTGGATTCAGCCAGACTTCATCTGAAACATCTAATGGAGAGAATTATAGTATAGTGGCGGCTGAAAATAAGGCAGAAACAGATAATAACGGTTCTATTACTATTACACAGACTGAAAGCAACAAGACGGTAAATGTTACGTTAACACAGCTTGCAGCGACAGTTACCTATGAATATACATTGACTACAGACCCGACAACACTTTCATTTGTAGCAGCAGGAGAAACAAAGATATTCGATGTTTCAAGCAAGAAGCAGAAGAAAGTGAACGGGAAGAATGACGGTTCACCTATGACGGTTGACTGCACTACTGTAGTGAGTGGTACGGGATTTACCAAGGGTTCTACTAAATATTCTGTAGTGGCGGATGCAAATACTGGAGCACAGAGAACTGGAACAGCAGTGGTTACTACAACAGAAGGAAATAAGACAGCGACTGTTACTTTAACACAATTAGCTGGAGCTTAAAATTTATTCATGATGGGAAAGAGAAAAGGAAAGATAATACAAAAAGCGGAAAAGCCGGATTTGGTTGCAAGTCTTTCGAGTTTGTCCATTGAAGAGATAGACAGGCTGCAAAAGGCTGCACCTATGGCATTCCAAAGCAAATTGCAGGCTGCGTTAAACTCAAACGATGCAGGGGAGATAATGAAGGCTAATTTGTATCTGGGAGAAATTAACAGGCAGCCTACAAAAATTCAGTCTGTTTTCTTTGACCCTAACGACATATCCGGTAACGGAAGAGGATTCAAGGATTCTAAAGGGGTTCTGTCCTTTTCCGTATTGCGTCGGATGGGGGACATTCATATAGTGAAAAGTATCGTGTCTACACGTGTGGAGCAGATAATGAACTTTATGGACTTTTCGGAAGACGAGCAGAAGGAAGGTTTCACAATCAGAAAGAAGAAGAGCCTTTTTTCTACCGGGGATGAGAAATTGACAAATGAGGACAAGAAAAAGATTTCAAAGATAGTTGATTTCCTGGAAAAGGGAGGATGGACGGACAAATGGGACAATGTAGACAGCTTGCAGGAATTTGTAAGTAAAATAATGTCGGACAGTCTCACATTAGACCAGTTGGCATTTGAGATGGTGCGCAACAGAATGTGGGAATTGCAGAAATTCCGCGCTGTGGACGCTTCTTTGATACGTTTTCTTGACAGCGTAGACCCCAGACAAAGGGAAGGTTTCGAGCAGTACAGATTCAAAGGACATTTGCCGCGTTACTGTATGGTGTGGGAAGAGATGATTCTGCATAACCCTATAACGAAGGAACCGATATTGTATTATCCGTGGGAGCTTGGTTTCGGCATCAGAAACAAGACGTCTGATGTGAGAAGAAACGGGTATGGAGTGTCGGAATTGGAAACGCTGGTAAACATTATTACCTGGATATTATGGGGCTTTTCTTATAATGCGAATTTCTTTAGCCAGGGGTCACAACCTAAAGGGTTTATCAATATAAAGAACCCTAACATATCAAATAGTACGTTACAAGAGTTTAGGCAGGCATGGACACAGACGATGGCAGGGGTTTATAACAGTCACCGCACACCCGTTATAAACGGTATCGATTTGGAATGGGTTGATTTACAGAAACTTAGCAATCGTGATATGGAATTTAACGAATGGATAAAATTCCTTATTATAATGACATGTTCTGTATATCGTATAGACCCGTCCGAACTTGGATTTAATTTCAAGGAAAGTCAGCAGATATTCGGACAGGACGGACAACGAGAAAGATTGAAGCACAGCCGTGAAAAAGGTTTGAAGCCTCTATTGATATTTTTACAGGGTATCATTACAAAGTATATTGTGAGCGAGCTGGACGAAAATTATGAGTTTGCATTTACAGGAATAGAGGTGGAAGACGAAGAAGCACAGGTAAAACTGGATTCTGAAAAACTGAGTAGCGGCATGGTTTCTATGCAGGATATATTTAAGAAGTATAACGGAAGGGACTTTGACCCGGAAAAGGACATCATTCTTAACCAGGTGTACCAGGGAATGAAGCAGGTAGAAGAACAGAATAAAATGTTCGGAGCTTCACAGCCAGGACAACAGCCGGAAGGTGTACCGGAGGACGAGGAAGACCCGTTCGCACAATACAAGTCGTTTAACGAAAATCCTATAATGAAACCAGCAGTTGACTATTATTTAAAAAATCTTTACAAATAGGAAATTATGGAAACTTTCGATGATTTAAAGTTAGAAAGATATATAAACAAGGCTCTTTTGGAAAAGAGCCTGGGAAGACCAGAAATGTATGACGGACTTCTGGAGATTGCGAAGGCACAACAAGGCGTATATGTGAACAACGCGGTAAACCGGAAGCTTGGCATTGTTGGGCTGCCATACAAGAAAAGAAAGGCTACGGAGGAAGAGAAAGCCGACTTAACCAAGACAACGGAAGACCTTTATAAGGAAGGCGGTGTTTGGAAGCGAGACAGACAGATTAAAGTGCATAACAAAGTGAAGTCTGAATATCGGAAGAAAATGCTATTTGAGACAAAACCGCGTGCTTACTTAATGCTTGGCGGTGGTGGTTCGGGCAAAGGGTATTATCTTAAGAAGATGAAGGAGAAAGACCCTTCTATAGACAAGCTCCCAGTTATTGACGTGGACGATATGCGCGATATGATACCGGATTATGAAAGAGTGAAGGGGATAGACCCGAAGAAGGCGGCTTCTTATGTGCATGAGGAAGTGTCGGATATAGGAAAGCAGATTGATAAAGAATATCTCCACAAAAAATCTTCTTTTGTGAAAGATGCTGTTTTTGGAAACCCGGCAAAACTTGAAAAACTTGTTGACGAATTGAAGGCACAAGGTTATGATGTTCATTTGGTAGGAGTGGCAACTGATTTTGATACGGCTTTGGATAGAATACAGAAACGTTTTGAGAGAACGAAACGGTATGTCCCTACAGAAATAGCGAGAAAAGGACATAAGGGCGCATCCGAATCTTTCAAGAAAGTTATAGAAACTCCGTTGAAAGATAAATTTAAGTCCGTTAAATTGTATGATGGGAATTCCGATAACGGAGTGATTTATGATAACAAAGTGTTAAATCAAAAAGAACTTGATAGGTTTCTTAAAAAAATAGACTTATAAATTTGTTCAATTTTGAACAGTTTTGTATATTTGCATAGAAACTTAAAGAAAGGAGTTAATTATGGAAAAGAAAAAGTACGGAATTGATATGACGGCTGATGAGTGGTTCGAGATTGAAGAACGCGGAATGGGTGAAGGTTGGACGATGGAAGAAATTGCCGCAATGGGACCAGAAGGAAGAGAAGAGTACAGGAATGCACCTTCTAATCCATATTTCCCCAAACCCGATATGTCAATGTGGGACGAATCGTTATATGACGGTTATAAGATAAAGAAGAATGCTGGAAAAGAAAATTGATGGTATAAGAACACCTTTGGTATCGCGTCTTATTGGAGTGAAAAGACACGTGAAAGACCCTATCAGATACCCGAAAATACAATGCGGTTATGAAGGTCTTGCACAGACCATATTCGTCACACAATCGGACGCGATGATAAAGGAGCTTGTAAAGGAAATGATAAAATCGGTTGAAAGATGATATTCACACCGGAAGAGATACAAAAACTATATGATATAATAGACTACCGTCTTGCAAGGATTGTAGCCGATGTAATGGGAGATGAACTATTGACACCGGAAGACAAGTCCTTGTTAAGGCGGTATGGCTATAAATGGAGAAAGGAGATAGAAAAGATACCTCCATATTTCCAGTCCTATCTGTTTGGAAGGCTGAGCGCACAATTGGAACCTTCCCAATTGGTTACACTCAATTTTGATGATTTTACCAAGTATATAGACCGTCATCAGTGGGCAGCACTTACACCGTTGGAACAGGAAGTGTATTATGCGGCAGCAACACGTACATACTCCTATATAAAGACGATGGGGGAACGGGCGAAAACGATAATGTCTAATGCCGTATCGGAAGAAGAGGTAAAAGTTCTTGTGGAACAGCAAAGACAATTGGAGCTTGGAACGATAAAGAAGGAAATGATAGAGGGTGTCTTGAAAAAGAAGTCCGTGCAGAACATTGTCAGCAATATAGGACATTCCCTGGAAGACTGGAACCGTGATTGGGGGCGTATAGTGGAAACTGAGATGCAGAACATTTATCAGACCGGGGTAGCCCAGCAGATAATGAAGAAACAGGGAGCGGACGCGCTTGTATATAAGACAGTATATCCCCAAGCTTGCGCCCATTGCATAAGGTTGTACACTACGGCAGGAATAGGAAACAAACCGAGGATATTCAAGCTTATAGACTTGATAAACAACGGGGATAATATAGGAGTGAAAGCCAAAGATTGGAAACCAGTGTTGGGAGCTACTCACCCCTACTGTTATGATGATAAGACAGAAGTTTTGACAAATGATGGTTTTAAATTCTTTAAGGACTTAAAAGGAGATGAGGAATTTTTGTCTGTAAATCTTGACAGTGGGGAAGGTGAATATGTGAAGGCTGTAAAATGGATAAATCAACCTTATAAAGGAGATATGGTTTTAAGGGAAAGTAGAGATTTTAATTTGTGTACAACCCCGAACCATTTTCATGTAGGAAAAACTTCAAAAACAGGTAATTGTCTTATAGAAGAGGATAAATTAAGAAATTGTTTTAAATTTCTTGTTACCATTCCTAAATGGGTGGGGGAAGATTTACCATATTTGGAGTTTGACGGGATAAAGTATGATTTTAAGGCTTTTGTAGAATTTATGGGATATCTTATGTCTGACGGATGTTGTTTACCACATAGAAAAAGGGTTAGTATTTCTCAGATAAAGCCAGATGTAAGAAAAGACATTATAGAATGTACTTCAAAGTTATTTCCTAATTGGGGAGAGGCAAGGGAATATATTCAAATAAGTTTGGCAAAAAGACCCGAATTATTGGAATTTTTTAGTAAAATGGAAGGGCAATACACAAGAAGAATTCCTAATTTTATTCGTAATGCTACGCCAGAAACAATATCTATATTCTTGGAAGCTTTTAGAAAAGGTGATGGTACATTACATAAAGGAAAGTTTTGGAAGGGTTATCAGTTTAAACCACAAGTTCATTATACAACATCTAACCCCTGGTTGGCTGATGAAATAGGAGAGCTTGTTTTAAAGACTGGAGAAAGACCTTCTTTTAGAAATCATGGTAAGGCAGTTTATGATGATAAAAAGAAAGGTAAGGTTTATACTTCCAAGCATGATATATTATGGGTAAATGTTTTAAGAAGTAAATATAATCTTCGAGAAAAGATGAAAGAAAGAGTTATTCATTATGAAGGTTATATTTATGACGTGGAATTAGAAAGAAACCATACTTTGATAGTAAGAAGAAACGGGAAAGTATGCGTTTCTGGGAATTGCCGTTGCGACCTTAAGGAGGTACCTAAAGGTATGGTTTGGAATGACGAGACGCATTCATTTGAACCGCCTAAAGAATCATACAAGAGACAGGTAGAGAGAAAGAGTAAAGTAAAGATATATGTCGGAGATAAAATGTTTGAGGTATGAAATTCGGATATAAAGGAGATGTGGAAGTGTTAACCCTACGGAAGACAAGGGTAACAAAGGAATTTGTCAAGGAAAGCGAGGAAGAAATAGATGTGTATAATTGGGAGGTTGTCCCGGTACGTTTAGACCAGATAAAGGAAGACGAGTATGTATTACTCTATTGTATGATGAACGATACAAACCTATTCAAGAAGGGAGTGGAGTGTACCGACTTCAAAGGAGAGATGGAAAACGTTGTATTGGAAAGAGGAATAGTAATCTCCGTATGTGAAGACGCAAAACATCTTACGTTCACTATGCCTCATCAAGTGATGATACCGCTTGTTGACGAAAAGACATTTGACGAATGGACTGACGAAGATTGTTTCGGAATAAACAGGGGAAGTAGTCGAAGAAGTCCCGATAAAGAGATAGAACAAGGGGATGTAGAGGAATACGTAAAATTCTATAATGATAATCCAGAATACATGCATATGGGTGCAGGAACAATAAAGATAATGGAAAGAGGTTTGTCTTTGTATGAAGGGAAACTGTATAACATAGAGGCTGGGACGGAATATGCGCTTATAACAAAAGAAGGCTTGTTTCTGAAAACTGAACATTGATTATGGGAGAAGGAGGATTCAATACTGGGTTTGTGGAGATAAGGACGCTTGAAGGCGAAAAGTTCCTAAAGGATATAAGGATTAATGAAGCCGTAAAGACAAGACATTCCTATACGCTTGTGGAAGGTTTACATGTACGCGAAATGAAGCCGCGAGAATCAGTATATAACATCTATTTTAATGCAGGCAAGGAAGGTGTTCTTAACAGGATTTCGGGCGAACAAATGGTATGGACGTATGAGAAGAACTACCTTGTTCCGGTAAAAGTAAAGGAATTGAACATTTCCGACAGAATAGTTCTGTATGGGAACAAGAGGGGCAGGATTGACCGGATAGAAAAGGTAGAAACACTTAACAGGTATTTTTACAAGCCCGAATTGAAGAAAAACACTTCCTATTATATTGATAATGTCTGTGTTTTTGGATAGATTGTGTAAAATTCGTACATTAGCAGAAAATTTTATAGCTATGAATTTACGGAAATTATTTCATTTACAGACAGCAGAACAAAAGGTGTCTGAATACAGGGAGCTATTGAGACGCTCCGAAAAGATAGAAGCAAGAACGGAAGAACTTGCAAACGAATTTGCCGAAAGAAGCCAGGTATTGAAAAGCTTCTCCCTGCTTGACAAGGACGAAAGAGAGATTTCGGAAAAGAAATACAACGAGTTCTTGAAAGAGCATGCTTCACGAGTTGCACAATTACAGAAAGACAGGGACAAGGTTTTCAAGGCTATCGCTGCATTCCAGAAAGACGAAGATATAGCGGAAGCCATTGCGGATGTATATGCAGTTCATGTAGCAAAGAAAGCATGGAAAAGTAAGAAGCTTTCCAAAAGCGCATACGATGATATCATGAAGGCAAAGACCGGGGTAGTCAAGTATGCGGACGTGCTTTTGTTCAGAGGCGGTAAGTTGCTTATCTTACAGAGAGCAGGGGAACACATGAACTATACGCCCGATTGGTGTATACCGGGGGGACATGTGGACGAGGGAGAAGATTTCCGTACAGCCGCACAAAGAGAACTTTTCGAGGAGACCGGAATAGACGTTCCGGAAGATACTCTTATGGAGGTCGGTGTAGCCAAAACGAAGAATGCGGAAATTCATTATTTTATGGGGCACGTTGATGATGAATCCCCGGCTTTCGTGGTGGTTGACGGTGAAGAGGAAATCGGCAGCATGTGGATTGACCCAGTTACCGAACTGGAAGACTACGATTTCATTTTTGATATGAAAGACAATATCAAGAAGATTTTGGGACTGGAAGTGAAACCCAGTCCGGTAGAAATCGTAATGAAGGCTTTCCAGGAAGGAAAGGTAACGGAAGATGTGGTAAAGTCCGTGTGTGGGAAATATCCTAAAGAGATACGGAAAGCGAACAACAAGACCGATTTTTCACACAGTGAAAGAAAAGACCTTGCAAAGAAAGGTGAGGCAATGCCGAATGGGAAATACCCTATTAGAAACAGCCAGGACTTGAAGGACGCTATCAAGTTGTCCGGTGCTTCCGATATGCCGAAAGAAAAGGTGAAAGCATGGATTAAGAAACGTGCTAAAGAATTGGGTCTTGAAGGTGAATTGCCGGAAGACTGGAAAAGTGAGGAAGTTGAGAAGACAATGGACTGTGACGATGCGAATGCCATTTGCAAGGAAGATTTGGACGACAAGCCAAAAGTCCCGGAAGGTGACGGAATAGCGAAGAACGAGGAAGGAGAAACCACGGAAAGCGAAGAAACGGACAGCCAGGGAATATGGAAGTCGGAAGACAGACTGACGGTTTCCATGAAGTTTTCTTCTGTGGAAGACGCGATGATATTCAAGAGCGTTATTTCCGAAATGATTCAAGAGGGGAAAGTGAAAGCCGATGTACTGGAAAAGGCAAAGAAGGAGGACGGTATGTATGCCGTATTTGCCGATTTCGCTAATTTCCTGGAAGGCGTTAAGACCCGTTCAAAAAACGTGCATTGGAAAGAGGAAGACAATGCCAAGCACAAGTATCTGGACGATTTGATAGATGAACTTTCCGACTATGAAGATAAGATAATGGAAGCCGGACAAAGCGGTTTCGGCCGTTTCAAGGACGGGGAGATAAACGGTGAAGAAATAGAGGTTAACGACCCTATAGAATTGGTTGACCTTATTATAGACCGCACAAGGGAATTCTATTCCAAGCTTGACAATAACCCCGAATATGCCGGGGAAAAGTCGTGGGTGGAAGATTTTATGGCAACACTCAAACAGACGAAGTATCGTTTACAATTACATTAATTGTTGGGGAGGGGTGTAATCACCCCTTCTTTTTTATTAAGGAAAGAGTATGAAAAGAGATATATTGAAAAGCATGTTGTGTGATAAGCTGGAAAAGGCAGTGTCGCACAAGTATGTACGGAAGGAGCCGGACGGAAAAGGCGGTTTTCGATACATATACACCGAGAAGGAAAGAGAATCGACAAACCAGGTCATTAACAGAAGCGGTGACAAGTCCATAGAGAAGACTGGAACGAACCCGGCAGCAGTTACCAAGGGGTTAAAAGCATGGCTGAACAAGAATAATATAGACTACGATTACAATAAGGCGAAAACAACTGCGAGCAGCTATTTTAAATTTGAGACAGGGAAAGGAAGCTATGAGATACGTGTTTCCAATCATACCAAAGCGAATGCAAACGATAAGGGAGGTATAGATATCCAGCTCTACGATTCAAATGACGGGTTTAGTGTTGATATAGATACGGCATACGGGTTCACTTCCAAGGATATACAGAATATCATCAAAGACGCTGAAAAGATAAACGGGGAAGTCCACAAGAACGAGAAGTTAAAGAAGATGCTGGAGGACGAAACCCTATTGGAGAGATTCTATAATGAAAGATATATACCTTCCAAGCATACAAAGTTTATTGAGGATGCTGTTAACAGTATCGGAATAGAAGAATCGGAGTTTGGGATATTGGGAGATATCGTAGACAATATGTTCGACCAAAGTTTACACAAAAGCGGTGTATATAAAAAGATGTCCGAAGAAAGGGAAAAGAAGATACAAGAACAAAAGGAGAAAGAGGCGAAAGAAAAAGAAAGTAAGAAGAAGAGAAGGGACAGGGTGATGGAAGAATTGAGCAACCATATATTCAAGCAGGAAAATTCAACCACACCACCGGAAGAGTTCGAGAAGATTGTACAAGAAAGAAGTAACGGAAGGGCAAAGGGCTTTACGGTAATCGGAGAACTGGGAGAAGGAGACAGAAAGAAATATTTCTATGAGTGGGCGTACCCAGTGCCGGAAGGCAAAAAGAACTACACCAAGCCTTCTGATAAGTTCGTAGATAATTACCTAAAAAGCAAGGAGTGAATAAATTTTGCATAAAGTTTGTCTATTTGCATAATAATTCATACATTTGAATCGGTAAATACGTAAATAAATTTTTATTCAGTGTAAACAACTGATTATAAGATATTTACATAAAGATGTTTATTTTAATCCGTTGTATTTCAGATTATTAAAAGATGTTTGAAGTAGATTCAAAATTTAATTTTTTCACAGAAGCAAACTTTGAAAAATCAGATTTCAACCCTATGGATTACGCGGTAGGTGATGATAGAAGATACGAAAAAATGATTTTTGAAGGTTTGGCATCCGATTCTTCCATAGATTCGGAGGATGAATCTATGAATCCCAACGGATTTGTAATAGACCGCTTTTTAAAACACGGTCTAATCAATTTAGACCATTTGCCATCACGAAGTCCTATCAATAAATCAAGGTTCTGGATAGGGCACCCACTGGATGCTTATGTAAAGAATAACAAGTTTTATGTACGTTGTCAGTTGTGGAAAAAATCTCCGGAAGCAAGAGCCTTTTATGACAAGGCACTTGAAATGCTTGCAAGCGGCACCGACCGGAAGCCAGGTTTCTCCGTTGAGGGGAGAGCGCTGGAAAGAGACAAGAACAACCCTAAAAAGGTAACGAAAGCGCTTATCACAAACGTAGCAATGACAATGACACCCGTAAATGCAAATTCGTTTGCCGATATAGTAAAGGGCGTGCAGACAGTAGATTTCGTGGAGAGCAATAAAGAAGAAATTAGCAACGGTTCCAATAACGTTCTTGTAGAGCTACAGAAGGACGGATATAATATAAAGATAGACAAGTCTTTCAACGTTACCATTAACCCTATCATAGTGGAAAGAGACGAAAGATTTCAAGAGCTTTATAGATATTATCTGAACGGCAATGTAGGATTGAACGTTATAAAGGACTATTTGAGAACCGTTAATAAATAAGTTTGTACACAATTAAAAGTTTAATAAAGATGGACGAAAAATATTTGAACGACCCTATCGTATCTCTGATGAAGTCTATGGGATTTTCTGATGAGTACATTATGGCGAACGTGAAAATCGAAAAGTCTGAAAACGGAGCAGCAGCAGGAGACCATGAATCCGAAACCAAAGAGGAAAAGGATATCAACAAGCTGGAAAAGGAAGCCGTGAAGGACGAAGAAAAGGTGAAGGAAGACGAAAAGAATACTGCTGAGGATAAGAATGCAGAAGACGAAAAAGTGGAGAAATCCGACAAGGAAGACATCATGAAATCTTTGGGTTCTGTATTCGCACCTCTGATGGAGAATTTTCAAAAGTCTATTGACAAGTTCCAGGAAACAATGGACGGTATCAACGACAAGTTGGACAAAATGTCTGGCGTTACCCCCATGTTCCGTTCAGAAGGACTTAACAATATGACAGCTATTCAGAAATCTTTCGAGGAAAGAAAGGACGAAGCAGGTAAATACGAAGTTAACGTAGTGAAAGACAGACCTATGGCAGTAAAGCTTATTGAAAAGTCTTTGGAAGAGGCACCGGAAAGTATTGCTAAGTCACTGGAAAGTGATGCGCTTGCATATCTTATCAATCCGGACGCTGAAACAGTAGGTGAAAACCTGGCGCGTTACATGTACGAAAAGAACGGTGTAAAATTCGTGAAATAAACTCTATTAAAATAAAAGAATATGGATTTGTATAATTATAGCAATCAAAACGGTACTGGCGACGTACTGGGCGGCATGGATTCAGCAGAAATCTTGAAAGCGATGGAAGCAGGTCTTAAGACCGGAATGCAGTATAACAACGAAATCAACAATGGTGGTGGTTTGAAAGTTGAATCCCTGGATTCAGTCTTGAAGATTCTGGGCAACCGTATGAACCAGTTGGTTTATTACATGGAAATGCCTAAACATAAGATTGACAACACTGTACACCAGTACAACCAGTTGTACAAGTATGGTGAGGAAGTCGGTATTTTCAATGCAGAAGGTGAAACTCCGCAGGAAACCGATTCTCAATACAGACGTAAATCAATCGTAACCAAGTTCATGGGTGTTTCCGGACAGGTTACACATCCGGGAATGTTGGTTAAATTGGCTGGCAATATGGACATGTATCAGAAAGAAGTCGAGAATAAGACTATCCTTCTGAGTACCATTATCGACACACGTCTTGTTGACGCTGATTCTTCTTGTGTAGCCGAGCAGTTCGACGGTGTTTTCCGTCAACACATGTTGGGTATCAACGAAATGGACGGTGGCACGGCAGAAGGCAAGACTTCTGAACAACTGTTAGACGGTTATTTCAACAGCCCAGCAGTTATCGACGCACAAGGTTCTGTGTTGAATGACAATTTGATTCAAGACGCTGCAAACGTTGTAGTGAACGTTTATAACGGTTATATCGACCGCATCATTTCTAACCCGATTGTGTTCAACAACTACGTTAAGATGTTCCACGAAAGCAAGCGAGTTATTGTAGGTCTTGCAGCTTCTGTAACAGGCGCAACAATGGGACAGTCTGTAAACGACGTTACAACTCAGTTCGGTAAGATTAACATTAAGAACGACCGTTTCTTTGACGAACGTAAACCTATCACAGCAGGAAAGGGAGCTACAAGTCCGAAAGCTCCGGGTACTCCGGTTGCTAGTATTAAAATTAAGGTTAACGTAGCCGATACTAAGACTAATTTCGGCAACCATGCAGGTTCTTATGGCTATTTGGTAACAGCAAAGAATCGTTATGGTGAATCCGCACCTCTGAATATCACACTTGATGGCGCCGAGGAGGTAGCCGCTTCTGAATCAGTAGAATTTGGTTTTACCGCTGGCGTAGGTGGTGCATTCCCTGCTACTTGCTTTGTGGTATATCGTACCAAGAAGAACGCGGTTTTGAATGAAAATACCGAATACTTCCCTATCTTTGAGGTTCCGGCTTCACAGATGGAAACAGGTTATGACGGTGGTAATAAAAATTGTGTACGTGACCGCAACCGTATTATTGCAGGTACCAAGTCTGCTTTGGTATACTACAATGATAGTCAGATTAACGAATACTTGCAGTTTGCTGATACTATGAAGATGGACTTCGCTGTTACATCTCCAAGCAAGCGCTTTGCAATTCTGAACTACGGTACCCCCGTACTGTATCAGCCTGCAAAGATTGTACGTATCGTTAACATTGGTGAAGAAGGCTTGTAATTAGCTTGATATAAATTTATAAGTTTAAGAAGTGAAAGTGAAAGGGAGGGAGTAATTGAACTCCTTCCCTTTTTGTTTAAAAAGTTTGTATTATGGAAAAGGTAATTTTAAAAAGTCGGGTGTATAACAACCATAAGATTGTACTTAATGGTGGCCCGGTACAGTTTGTTAACGGTAGAGCGGAAGTATCGGAAGAACTCTATCAAGAAATAGTAAGCCGTAAACTTCCCGATATTTACAAGGAAGGTGAGGAACCGGAATTCAAAACACGCCTTGAAGAAAAACTTCGTTCGGAAGTGAAAGAAGGGAACAAGGAATATGAAGAGGAAATAAAACGTCTTAAGAATATCGTCGAGGCGCAGAAGGTTGAAATTTCCAAGAAAGAAAAGGAGATTGAAGTATGGAAGAAATGCGTTGAGGACTTGAAGGCAGGAAACAAGGAAACGCAGGCAGTAGCCCCCGAACCGGAACCAAAACAGGAAGTTTCTATTAAGGAAGAAGAGGACGACGAGGTAAAGACGGCTCTTAAGAAAATGAAGGTTGACGAACTGAAAGAACTTGCAATGACAGAAGACGGAGGTTCTTTCAAGGAAGAAGACCTTAAAGGCAAAAAGAAAGAGGAAATTATAGATATGATTTTGTCTAAATAAAAATATTTTACAAAGATGGGTGGTCGATTGACGTTTACGATAAAATACAAGAAAAATTCCGGACTTGTGCTGTCTGTAGCCGAGATATGGCAGACATACTTATACAGAATAACCATTGACGGAGGGCAGGGAGCATCATTTACGGACGAATCCATGCGCTCCTATATAGAATCAGCACAAAGAGAGGTTGAGAATTGGTTCAATTTGAAATTTGTAAAGCAGTTAATCGACCAGTCTTTGACTTATTACCAAAAGGACTATTGGCAGCAATTCCCTATATTGTTCCCGTCATATCCGGTAAGGGAGCCGTTAAGCATGATTGGGATGCTCAATAAGATAGAGCAGATTATATACCCCCAAGGATGGCTGTCATGCGAGTATGACAGTGGTATGGGACAAGGGAAAAGAAGGCTGAGTGTTGTTCCTACAGGGTCTTCCACGACACAGGGAAATGCGGAAATAATATTGACAGGCATAACGTCTCAGATTGGTATGCAGCGTTTCCAGTATATACCGGATTATTGGAGGGTACAGTATATAACCGGGTGGGATGTAGACCAAATGCCTATGGACTTGATTAATCTGTTAGGAAAACTTGCATCATTCGGGCCGCTTAACATAGCTGGAGATTTGGTTCTGGGTATTGCAGGCGTTTCTGGACAGTCTTTAAGTATAGACGGATTAAGTCAAAGCATAAGCACAACGGCTTCTGCGACATCTGCCGGGTATTCTGCACGATTGATTCAATATCAAAAAGAGATAAAGGAAACGGTAGGAAGGTTGAAGTTGGTGTATGACGAGGTTAAATTTGCAGTATTTTAAGTTATGGGAGAAACAAGAAATATATTACAGTCTCCATCTTCTGGATTGAGTAATTTCCGACCGGAATTTTTCAAATCGGAGTTCGACCAGGCGATACAAGCCAAAGGTTACGATGTGGAGATAATGCGCGCTTTACGTTGCCCGTGTCATGGAAAAGAATCTGCATTGCCGGACTGTCAGAATTGTTTCGGTACCGGATATTTCTATGTGAACGCGATACATACAAAGGCATTGATAACCGGAATAAACTTTACCGACAAATACAAGTCATGGAGCCAAGAACTTTTAGGTACAATGGCTGTAACGGTAAGGGATATAGACAAGGCGAATTTATCCTATTATGACAGGATTTCTTTCAGAAATGAAATATCGTATTTTTCTGAAAATCTCCCTATAAGATACGATGATATGGGACAGCCGTTTGTGTTCACTACATACAAGCCAGTACAAGTATTGGCTATGTATCTGTTTGAGGCTTCAAACAAGCCTCTCATAAAGACGGACAAGGGACATGTAAGCGACGTCAACCCCTATTGTATCATATTGGACATGGAGATAGACGCTTTGCCCGAAAACGGTTTTGTGTCGGTATATTACAAGCATAACCCGGAATACCATGTTATAGACTTGCCGCATGAGATACGCGCTTCATGGGTTACCGACAAGAAAAGCGGACAACTCAATAAGATAGAGCTTCCGGTTCAAGCTATTGTAAGAAGAAGTCATCTTATAGCGATGGAGAAACCTAATTTTGATGGTAGCGGTGTGATATATAATGAAGATGTGTAAAAATTTGCTTTTTTGATGAAAAGTGTTTAGATTTGTACAAATTTAAATATTTTGTATTGTGAGAGCAAAGAAAGTTTTGGAAGTCCTGGGTATAAGCCGGGCAACATTATCCAATTATGTAAAGGAAGGAAGGATAAAGACCCATAATTCCGCTACACAATGGATAGATTATGACGATGAATCGGTATATGCGATTGCATCTAAAGGACAAAGAAAGAATGTAATATATGCAAGGGTTATGAATAAACATAACCTTAACAAGCATATAGAAGCATTGGAAAGGTATTGCAGGGAAAACGGACTGCACGCCAAAGATGTATATAAGGACGTGACGTTTAACGTTACATTGGCGCAAAGAAAGGGGTTCAACAAGTTGTTGGACGACGTGATATCCTATAAGATAGGAACGGTAGTAACACTGAGCCGGAAAAGTCTGTCTGGAACGGACAGCGATTTTATAGAGATATTGTTTGCAAAGTTCGGGTGTGATATTAGGTATATAACAGAAGAGTAAAAATGCTGCCTCTATATGTTGACATATCGGAAACGGTTGCGGAATTCGCATTGACACCGCAAGAAGCAGAATTTCTTGGTACACGTCTTGTTGACGATGTGGTAAAGGAATATATGCGAAGATGGAATGCGCTTGTGGATTCTGAACTGCATCAGACAAGGGGAATATATCGGTCTGCTATGCAGGTAGACCGGACTTCTGCTACTTCTGTAGAATTTGTGCTGTCTGCAAGGGCGGCAGGGCCGCTTCCTATGATGCTGGAAGAAGGAGCGACACCCTTTGATGAAAAGATAGGGTTCCAGCGTTCGGACAAGGCAAAGATAAAGAAGGACGGTTTAGGATGGTATCTGACAATACCGTTCAGACACGCCACACCCGGAGCAATAGCGGAATCTGGAATATTTAGCTCCGTTATGCCTAAAGATGTGTACGATATGGCACGTAATGCAGGAGGACAACCATTGAAACTTGCAGACTTGCCGACAAGCCAACAAGTAAAGGGAAGCCGGAAGGAAATAAACATACCCGGACTGAACGTACCGGAATACATGCACAAGTCAGCAAAATATGAAGGTCTTGTAAGGGTTGAGGCTCGAAGTTCAGACCAGGAGAAGAGAGGTCAATATATGACATTCAGAAGGGTTAGCGACAAGTCAGACCCTACAAGTTGGTTCAATGGCGGTATAACGGCCAAAAAACTTATGGATAGGGCTTTGGAAGAAGCCCAGATAGAATATGTTGCCGAAATGGCGATAGACGAGGCATTAAAAAGAATTAAAGGATTATGATGGAAATTGTTAAGGTAAAGCAGTTTATAGTATCAATATTGAACTATATACCGGAAGATTATAGACTGCACCAGGGAGACGAACAGAATACTTTCCTATACAGACTTCTTAACGGAATGAAGGAAGGGAATTTTGATTTTTACGACCAGGCAAAGAAATTGTTTTTAAGGGGAATGACAAACCCCCGTAATTTAAGGGTGTTGTTTGAGTTTCCGAAAGACAATACCGGATTGCCAGCCTATGTAATAAGGGAACCGGGTGCAGACCCAGGAGCAGCCAATTCCATAGGAAAAATGAACGGACAGATATACGATGGCGGTGCATGGCAGATAAGAGACAGCCGTTTCCATAACTTTGAGATAATGTGTCTGTCGGACAACATGCTGGAAAGTATAATTATGTCGGAAGTTTTGTATGCGTTGATAATGGGTTCCTACAACTGGCTTTCTACCCAATATGATTTGGTAGAGGTGAGGATAACGGAATTAATGACAAATCAGAACGTACTGCCTATTCCTATATTCATAAAGTCAGTAAGGCTTGACTTGACTTTAGACCAGATTGTAGGTACATTGGTAAATGAAGAGTTGCTGAATAAGATTGCATTTGAGGATGGAGGGATAGCAGCCGACAAATGGGGTGCGGACAATTACGGACGTGATTATGAGTTACCCGGTGTGGAAGCAGATATAAATAAAGGGTTGTAACCCTTTGCATTATAGAAAGAAAAACGCTATCTTTATAGCGGCTTATATGAATGTGTGATTTGATAGGGAAATTGCGCATAATTCCGTAGACAAATAAAAAAGAAAAATAATATGGCATCAACGTTTATTTTCAATGGTCGCCAGATTTCCTTACCAGGTGTTTACTCCACTATTGTAAGTGGGGAAATGAATCCGGCAAGAAATCTCGACTACGGAAAAGTCCTTATTATTGATACCGGAACGTACTCAGCCAGATTTGGCGGCGGTGCAGGTATTAATGGCGAAAATGCGCAGGGACAAAACGCTATCTATACTTTCGACAATATCGCGGATTTTCGTGCTTTCATGAAGGGAGGTCTTTGGTGGAGGGTTGCCGAAGCTCTGTTTGCACCAGACCCCTCAAACCCCGACGCAGTAGGAATTTCCGAGCTTGAATTTGTTCGTGCAGCGACAACTACAGGCGCAACAATGACGTTTGCGACGGCAGCAGGAGGCATGTTTGCGGTAAAAACATTGGACGAAGGTTCGGTAGCCAACGGTTCGTTATTGAACAACGAGTTATTGACAGAAGGTTACGGTATGAACTTTATCGCAGGACGCGAAGACGCTACCAAGTGGATTTTGCAATTCTGGAGAGGTACTTATACTGGTACTTATACAGATGGTTTGCCTTATGGTGACATTACGCAAGAAAATTGTGACCCTGAATTAGTACTCGAATCTCCTGAAATTGATAACATTCAAGAATTGATTGATTGGGCCAATAATGATTCTAATTTTGGTTTGGTATTTGTTCTTGATTCCACTTCTCAGGTTGAAGGTACTGGTAAGATTGAGCGGAATGATATTACTACTGCATTGAACGGTAAACCTTATATTCTTGCTACTGGTGGTACTGAATCGTTTAATACGAACGATTTAAATGCTGTTCTTGACCAGATTGTAGGTTTGGATTATAGTGCAGTGATTCTTGACCAAGTAGGAGCGAATGCAAATTCAGCAACTACAAAAGCATATATCACTCATATGACGAAAGATGCTAAGTTCCAACACTTCTTATATGTAGCAGGCTACGATGATTCAGCTAATTTTGCACAAGAAATTACATTGGCTCAAGCATTCGATAGTTGTTACATTCAATTGGTACATGGCGGTGTAGGTATGGTATCTGCATTTGATGCACAAAAGATTCGTTGGTGGCCGGCTATTTATATGACTTGTGCAGTAGTGGGACGTGTAAGTGGAAAACCGCCTTATGTACCTCCTACATTCAAGACAATTGGTGTTGATAGAGTAAAACATATATTGACTGAAACTGAAAAGAAGAAAGCTTTGAAGTATGGTATTCTTTGTGTTGTATTGAACGACTATACTGGAAAGTTCAATATTTTGCAGGGTGTGAATACATTGCAGGACAACGCTAACTTGTTCAATGCAAAAGGGCAGTCCTATTCCATTCAGTTTATGCGTATTGTCGCACAAATCAATAAGGAATTGATTGTAAATGCGACATTGGATTTGCTGGGACAGGAAAACGGTGTTAACGCCAATACACTGACAGCAGGAGCGGTAAAGGATTGGACAGTGGCATATTTGCAGTCAAGAACCGCAACGGACGCACAGGACAATCTGATTCTGTCGTTCAAGGATGTAGTGACAACGAGAAAGGAAGACGCTTATTTCACAACCTATAAGATTGTGGTAAATAACGAAATCACCAAGTTGTTCTTTACAGGTTACTTAATTCGTGGATAAAACAAACCCTAAAAATTAGAAGATTATGGCAGTTTTTACAGCGCCTAAAGCGTATATTAAAATAGATAATCAAGTAGCCGGGTTTGTTCGTAATCTGCAATTTGCAGAAAACATCACCCGTGCGAATGTACAAGGGCTTGGCTCACTCCTTAACCAGGAGGTTCCGGCCGTACAGTATCAATGCACATGGACGGTAGACCAATTCTTTATTGACTTCAAGCAGCCAGTAATGGAAGGTATGATGCACCGTCTTGGTTCCGTCAAGTCTATCGTAGACACCTTGATTTTGGGCGAGCTTGGTTTTGCCATTGCTATTTATAGCAAGACAATTCAGAGCCAGGATTCGACTACAAAGATGGTGACAGCAGTAGACCCTACCGGACAGACTATGTGCATGTTGAATCCGTGTTTTGTAAATAATCAAAATTTTTCATTACAGGAATCTGGGGTTGCTGGTTACAATATCAGCGGGATTTATCTTTACCCAATATCAACTTTGGAACTTTAATTTTGATTATAAACAATTGATAATTAGGGAGTTACAATTTAGTAACTCCCTTTTATTTTGGTTATAAATAATTACAAAAAGGATTAATTTCAGAATAATAAAATGTTATGTAATTTGTAAATTATTTTTATTATAATGAATTATTGGTATTGTGAAATGATGTTAATAAACTAACATTTTACACATAAGCACTTGCTTATCTCATAAACAAATCTTATCTTTGCAATGTGGTTCTGATAAGGGAACCAAGAAAAGTCAAACAAATAAAAAGATAAGGTTATGAAAAAGTATTTTGTTAACGGTAAGGAAGTCAGTGAAAAAGAAGCAAAACTTATTGAAAAGAGAAATAAGGAATATATGGAAAGCGGAGATTTCTCTCTGATAGCAAAATGTGAGTTTATCACTGTTATAAGCAAATAATTTTTGATTGTCAAACAAATAAAATTTTGAAGTTATGAACGTTTACAGCAAGTTTTGTCCGAATGTATTTTTAGCAAAGTGCGAAGAAAAGTATGAAAAGGGAGAAGTTATCGAAGTAACGACCAAGTACGGAAAGGAAAACGAATGTATTGTTTTCAATCTGATATACGAAAAGGACGGATTCTATTACTATTCGATAGTACGTGCAGACGGGTTCAATGTCCAGGAATGGGCGAAGCAAAGAGCAGAAAGACGTAGAATGTGGGCGGCTTCGGCAGAGCAAAAGAGTAATGAGTATTACGAGAAATCCAATAAAGATAGAGACTTCCTATCATTGGGAGAACCTATCAAGGTCGGACACCACAGCGAAAGAGGACATAGAAAAATGATTGACGATGCTTGGAAAAACACTGGGAAAATGGTTGAGTGTATGGATAAGGCAAAGGAACATGAAAGGGTTGCCGAGTATTGGGAAAAGAAAGCGGAGGTAATCAATCTGTCCATGCCGGAAAGTATAGACTATTACGAGCACAAGTTAGAGAAAGCCAAAGAATACCACGAGGGTTTGAAGTCCGGAAAATATCCACGGGAACACTCCTATTCTTTGACTTATGCGAAGAAGGCGGTTAATGAAATGCAAAAGAATTATGATACAGCAAAAAGATTGTGGGGAGAACAAGAGAATTGAAACAGCCATTGAAAGGATAATAGAATATCTTTTCAACTATACCCCTAATTTTAAGAGAACCCGGTCAAAAATAGAACTCATGGAAAAGTTCTGGGAAAAGACCGGGATTTCCTCTAATAGGGCGTTATGGGAATATATGGTGTTTCAAGGGTCTATGATAGAGAGCAGCCGATACAAGGAAATAATATTCGACCCCTATAATTTGATAGGCCCGAAGGCAATAGAGAAGTGGAACAAGAGAGGAAGATACCAAGTATTCAGAGCTAACAAGTATCAGCGAGAAAGAGGATGGATAAGCCCGTTTAAGGAGAAGGAAGAGGGTTTATCTGAAAGATACAGGGAGATGTTGAGGAAAAAGTATTGGAACAAGGAGAAGGGGTTTATACTTTGCAGCCAGTACGGAGGATGGTTATTCGACAAAAATAGATGCAAGGATTGTATATTTTATAAGGTTTGTGAAAAATGACATAATAAAATTTTATGTTGTGAGATAATATTATTATATTTGCACCATGAAAAAGACAGTGAAGGAAGAAGTAAGACCGTGTGTTTCTTGTAAGGAAAACCATTTTATATACGACCGTAACAGATGGTTATGCAAAGAATGCTACGACAATAGAAAGAAATTGAAACTGAATCGTGCTTCATTGAAGGAAGAGGAAAACAGGCTTAATGAAGTGTTTGCTAAAGTATGGGAGGAAAATCCGCATTATTGTTTCCATTGCGGGAAATGGTTGGGACTTGAAATGAAGCCTATTTTTTTCTCCCATATATTGAGCCGGGGAGCACACCCAGGTTTGCGCTGTGACCCGGAAAACATAGTTCTGGCATGTATGGAATGCCATCAGATATACGATTTCGGAGACAGAAAAAGTCTTAAGAATCAGATACCGGAAGAAAGGATAGAAAAACTTTTGGAGAAAGAGCATGGAAAAAGACGTTGATATATTGATAGGATGTGCGGAAGTGTTCAACGCTATAGGACTGAAAAGGATATCCAAAAAGATAATAGACTATTTGGAAAACCCTAATAGCGAAAAAGCGGAAATATTTCAGAAAGAAGTTGAAGCATGGAAAGAATACGAGGAACGTTCAAAAGGCAGAATGTTTGTGTTCAGTGACGGGGAACACGCCCTTATGAAGTATTTCATTATATCATATGAAAAAGATTGGTATTCGGATGGGAACCCGGCTATAGTGATAAACAAATTGGAAGATGAAAGTGCGTCATTCAAGGACAACCCTATAAAGAATCTATGGGTTGTGTATAAGAGTGAGGAAGACCGGGACAGGGATTTTGAAAGATTGTTAACAATAAAATAAAAGTATGGGAAAATTTTTAATAGAAGATGTAAATGCGAAAGGATTGCTTATCTGGATGAACGATAATTTCCGGAAGCAGAACGGGAAACGGTTTACCCGTAATGATGTGCAGGCATATATAATGAGAGGACATTTGCCCGAATATCTGGGAGGAAACGAGATTGTAGTAACCCCTAAAAAGCACTGTACAATTAAGATGTACAACGTATTGGAAAATGACAATAACCCGGTAGTGGAGGAAGAAGAAAATGAATGTATTGGTAGCATGTGAAGAAAGTCAGAGAGTTTGTGAGGCTTTTAGAAAACGAGGACATAACGCCTTTAGTTGTGACATTGTAGACTGTAGCGGTGGGCACCCCGAATGGCATTTCAAGCAGGATGTTTTGCAGGTTATTCCCAATTTCGGAGGAAAGCTGCAAAACGGTGAAGAGTATTCGAAGAATGGGATTTGATGGTTGCACACCCACCTTGTACTTATCTATGTGTGTCCGGTGCTGCATGGTATTATCACCCGGAAGATAAGGGGCTGCCGATAGAACAGAGAAGACCACATCCGAAATATCCAAACAGGGCGAAAGACCGAGAAGAAGCCGTTAATTTCTTTATGGAGCTATATAATTCGGACGTAAAAAGAATTGCCATAGAGAACCCAGTAGGGATTATGAGTACAAGGTTCAGAAAGGCAGACCAAATCATAGAACCTTGGATGTTCGGGGATGAAGCAAGCAAGAAGACTTGTTTATGGCTTAAAAATCTGCCTAAACTCACTCCTACAAAGATTGTCGGGAAAGGTGAAGTGGTGGAAGGAAAGAATGGTTTTAGAATGCAGAAATGGTATTGTGATGCCTACGGACTGCCTAAAGAGGAAAGACAGAAGATAAGAAGCAAGACATTTCCGGGCATTGCGGAAGCGATAGCGGAACAATGGGGTAGTTTAAAATAAATTTTGGTAACGTGAAAACAAGTAGTAATTTCGTGATTGTCTATGACTTTGAAACCGGGGGATTGCCAAGCAAGGAGAAGCAGGCTTTTTTGGATATCCCTTTGGTAGAAATGGCTATGTCGTGCATAGACATGAAAAAGTTGGAAATAATAGACCGTGCAGAAATGATATTCCCGTATAACTACAAGGAAGGACTTGCAGGATATTCGGAGGAAGCAACGGCAGTACACGGCATAACAAAAGAAGTCCAAGAAGAGAATGCGGTGCCATTGAAAGAGATATACAGCACTTGCAAGAAATGGTTCGCCAAATACAAGAACCCGCGTCAGATGTGTACGCTTGTAGGGCACAATATCGTAGGATTCGATAACCCGTTTCTGAAAAACTTCTTCGCTTACATGAACGATAATATAGACAATTACGTAAAATACTACATAGACACGATGCAGTTTGCACACATGGCGTCTTTGGAACAGATGGACTACAAGCTGGGTACATGCTGCCAGAATGCAGGCATAGACCTTGTGGAAGCGCACAGGGCACAACATGATGTGGATGCGAATGCAATGCTGTTTATCTCCTATGTGAAGAAGTTAAGGGGTGAAGGTATGGAAATGGTGCAGAAGAAAGAGAGGAGATATAGAGAGGACTTTCAGCTATGTTGACAGGTGACGGAAAAGGAATACTTACAAATAACCAGCTTACATATCTATACAATGCAGTAGACAATATCATAGAGAGACTGCCGGAAAAGGCGCTTAACCAGTTGCTTGAAGGATATGGAAACGACGTTGATACCATGCTAAGGGAAATGGTTTATCAGTCGGAAAAGGCGCTGTATCTGGGACGTACTATGGATTCGGAAAGTTTATCCTATGTGGACAACGTGAAAGCCTCTATGGACAATACGCTTAAGATATTGTCCCTCAATTATTTTATAGCAACCATGCTGCCTAAATTCCGGTTAGGGTGGCGTAATATAGAGTGGGGCAATCTCACGCAATTATACCCGTGGAGCTGTTATCTATGCGCGCGCGCGAGTGGCAAGTGCATGAGTGCTGATACATTGGTTGTAATGCATGATGGGTCTTTGAAGAAGATTCAAGATATAGAAGTTGGTGATAAAGTGATGGGTGTCGATTCGACACCGCGCACAGTGTTGCAATTACATAAAGGTGTTGCACCTATGTATAGAGTGCAGCAGTCCAAAGGAATGACTTATGAAGTGAATGAAGGACATTTGCTTTGTTGCTATTACAACGGTTACTTTATCGACGTAGAGGTAGATGCTGTATATAGACAACAAAAAGACATAAGAAAGTTGTTTCTTGGATATAAAGTCAAGGACATAGGAGGAAAAGAGCCAGAATTTGATTATTCTTCATTGAAAATTGAACTTATTGGAGAAGGTGAATATTACGGTTTTGCATGTGATGGAGACCATAAGTTTTTATTGGAGGACGGAACGGTTGTGCATAACAGTTTTCAATGGTCTTATGCCTTCATTCTGTGGCGTTTATGGTCGTACACAAGACCGACCGCCTACAGACAGGATACGACAGATAATGCCAACCGGAAAGAGACGTGCTATATCACTAATACTTTCACCCTGGCAAAAGTGCAGATAGCGAAAGTAACGGAAGAGATAGAAGCAAACGACTTGATAAAGGAAAAACTTAATCCCTACAACAAGGCTTCAATCGGAGAAACAGCCATAAAGACGGAAACGGGGAGTACGCTTCATGTACGCGGTAAGGATTCAATGATTCGTGGTTTGCACGTAGGAGCTTGCTTGTGTGACGATATGCCGGACGAAAGCTCTTTATATTCGGACGAACAAAGAGAGAAACTGAAAGAACTTTTGAAGGGTACAATAGAGCCGATTGTGGAACCGTACGGTTATTTCCTTGTGACTGGCACACCCTATTCTTCCGCACCGAACGAATTGTACCAAGTATTGAAAGCAGACAAGCGTTTCTATTGCTTTGAATATCCGATATTGTTTCCAGATGGTAGACCGCTTGCACCGGACAGATACACGTTTGAACAGATATTGGATAAAAAAGAGGAGCTTGGAACGATTGTATTTAATCGTGAATACTTGGTGGTTCCTATCAGTGACACGTCAACGATATTTCCGTATGAATATCTGATGCGGAGTATTATAGGGATGGAAACGATACGTTTTGCGTCAAGTATAGATGATTTCCCCTTCAAGCTTACAAGAGTACATATAGGTGTGGATTTTGCGGTTTCCGGTAATATCGGAGCGGATTATACGGTGTATTCGGTATGGGGAAAAGATGCGATGGATAACTACTATCTGTTGTATTATTACCGGAAACGCGGTATGTCGCATAACGAACAGGTAGATAAGATTGTACAGCTTGACAGGCTTTTCCACCCTAATAAGATACGGTGTGAGGCTAACGGTTTCCAGTCTATACTATCCGGGCTGGCAAAGGAAAGAGGACTTAAGAACATAGAACCATTCACCACAACGGAAGGAAACAAGAAAGACTTATATACCGGATTACCTTCTTTATCCGCAATGTTTGAAAGAGGTCAGATAAAATGCCCTTATGCGATGGGAGAAACGAGGCAGGCGGTTGACTTGATGTTCGGTGAATTTTCCTCTATTACGTTCAGAAGTGATAATGGGAAACTGGAGGCAGCAAGTGGACACGATGATGTGGTAATGGCTAACTTCCTGGCAATCAATAGTTTACGTGAAGATGACAAAGAAGTACAAGTAAGTGTAGATTTGATATAGAATATGGTTTTACGTTTTATAGATTTATTCGCAGGGATTGGAGGAATCCGTAAAGGATTAGAACTGGCCGCTATTGAAGCTGGTTATACCCCTATTTGTGTATTTACTTCTGAAATAAAAACACATGCTTTAAAGGTGTTGAAACAGAATTATCCTAATGAAGAAATAGTGGGGGATATTACTAAAGTGGATGCAGCCACTATTCCCGATTTTGATGTATTATGTGCTGGTTTTCCTTGTCAAGCCTTTAGTGTTGCTGGGAATAGATTGGGGTTTGCTGACATTAGAGGTAATCTTTTCTTTGATATAGAGCGTATTCTGATAGTAAAGAAACCCAAAGGATTCATTTTAGAGAATGTGGATGGATTATTGAACCATGATAACGGCAGGACTTTTAAAATTATCATGGAACATTTAAAAGCTATAGGGTATAGAGTGAATTTTCGTGTATTAAACTCAAAATATTTTGGTGTACCACAAGAAAGAAAAAGGATTTATATAGTTGGGAGTTTTAAAGAAGAAATAGATTTAAATAACTTTCCAGTTTTAGAGTGCAATTTATGTGATGTGTTGGATAAAGGAAAACCAACAATTAAAAGTAAATTTATTGATTTATTGTTATTAAAATATGATGTTTCAGAACTTTATGGTAAATCAATTAAAGATAAAAGAGGTGGGGAAAACAATATACATAGTTGGGATATTGATTTGAAAGGAGAAACAACGAAAGAAGAAAAAGAATTACTTAATTTGATTCTTGTAAAAAGAAGAATGAAAAAATGGTCTTACTTATGGGGTATAGATTGGATGGATGGAATGCCACTTACCAAAGAAATGATAACCACTTTTTACAATAATACTAATTTGGATAAAATGTTGGACGGATTAGTAAAGAAGGGGTATTTGGTATATGAACATCCTAAAAAGAAAGTTACGATTAATAATATCATTAAAAGAGAATACGATACGACAAAAGAGAAAGGTTATAATATAGTGACAGGAAATCTTAGCTTTGAGATAAACAAGATATTAAACCCATCTTCCATAGCTCCTACTCTGGTCGCTATGGATATGCAGAAACTGGTAGTAATAGATGGAAAGGGTTTAAGAAAGTTATCTCTTAGAGAAGGGTTAAGACTCTTTGGATATCCAGAAGATTATCAGTTTGATGTATCAGAGAAAGAAGGATTTGATTTATTGGGGAATACAGTTGTGGTTCCAGTTATAAAAGCGGTATGCAATAGACTTATAAAAACATTGTTTTAACATATTTTACACATAAGCAGTTGCGTATGTCATAACATAATCTTATCTTTGCAATGTGAGAAAGAGATAAACGAAGTCAAACAAATAAAAGATAAGAAAATGGAAAACGATATCAAGGTTCTCAAAGAGTTGTACAAGTTCATTTGTGTTAGTGAAGGTATCAAGGCAATTGCATTGAAGTTCTGTAAAGTTGGAAGGGGCGGTGCTTGTTGTTCTTATGTGGCTAACAAACCGAAATCAATTTCTATTGACTTGAATAGAATCAATGTCGGTTCTGCCTATGCTTTGTGCCATGAAGTAGCGCATCAGATTTGCATTGCAAATGAAGGTAATGCAACGCATAACGCAAAGTTCAAAAAGATGGAAAAGGAATTGGTTAAGAAGTATGCCAATTGCACTATTGCAAGAAATTTAATTTGGTAATGAAGGGAGGACAAGGCTATGATTACTGATAGAAAGAAAGTCCCGGCATGTTTGAGATACAATGTCAGCAATAATTCCGGTTCAATCAACAAGGAATTTGGTAAAGACCAGCAAGCAGCATATGATTTTGCAAGCCAAATGAATGAAACAGCAATAATTAGAGGATATATGTTCGTGAAACATAAAGGTGAATGGGTAAGAAATACGATTTTTATAGACCATGTTTTTAAATAAAGAAGGAGGGTAATGTTATGAAAAAGGATTTGGTAAAGACCGCTTTAGGATATAGATGTTTTCTATCTATTGAGGAAATTGAAGTGACAGACCTTAAAGACAAAAAGGAATGTAAGGTGTTCGAGGAATTTAACGATTCTACAACTATTAAGAAAATAGCATTGAAGTATACCGACAACAAGCTGTTCCACGAGATAACAAACCGATTGATTGAACTTGATAAGGTGGATTTGACAGAAGAAGAACATGCAGAAAGACAAGCGTTAATTACATTGTCTCAATATTTTAGGGTGAAGTTTTGATTTAACCGATTAATAGCGTATATTTGTAACGAATAATATTTTGTGATTATGGAGGATAAGATAATTAAGATTAAAGGGCATGAATACAAAATGTCCTTCCCTACAGTAGGACAGTATTACGAGATTGAAACTCAGAAGCAGTTTTTAGGCCGTGGATATTATAATACCTTGTTGGGAAACAGAACGCAGGCTGCGGCTGACGCTTTGGATATGATAGATATTGAAGCGACGCTTACAGTAATGTTGCCCGATTTGCTGGCAGATATGAAGGTGACTTCTTTCAAGCAGCTTGGTATCAAGGACTATGTAGAGGTAAGGGATATTTACAACAAGGAGGTTTTGCCCTTTATAAAAGAAGTTGAAAAAATGATGAACCCCAACCGATAAGAGTATTCGAGCGAGATTACTATAGTTTGAAGTTAGTTATTCAAGGAGTGTAGGGGTGTAGTCTGTTATGGATTATACCCCTACTTTTGATTTATTTTGTATGATGGAGCGAGATAAAAAGGAAGATTTTAGGACATTTGTAGTCAGATGGAACAACAAGTTTCCGCTTGACAGGTGGTACAGGAAAAAACATAATATTGCTTTTATGTCCGAGGAACACAAGAAATGTTCTTTCTTCCAGCAACTTTTTGAGTTCGAGGAAGACCGGATGTTCAAGCAGGCTTTGGAAGACGAGGAAAAGAAAGTTGAATATGTTCCAAATATCGGTGAATGGCTGAAAGATTCCTATGACGAAATGGTAGACCAGGAAACCGATACCAAGGAGATAACGCAAAGTCAGATTGATGCTTTCCGTGAAGAAATGGCGCGGATGGCTGAATACGAGGAAAGCCAAAAAGATAAGGAATAATGGCAGAGGACAAGAGGATTAGGATTGCGGCTGATACCACACCGCTAAGACAGTTGAGAGAAGAAGCGGTTTCTTTGTACCGCGAGATAAACCAGGCTTCCATGCAGAGCGCACAAGAAGCCGATAAAAGCATTTCACAGCTACGGGAACAACTTGCATTGATGGAAGACCGTAACGAGCTTGAAAGACTGTTGCTTGACCTTAAAAGACAGTCTGCCGCCATTGATGCAACCACAATACAAAAACCGTCTCCTATGCCGGAAAGACCGATAAGGAGACAGCCACCTACAGAAGAACTTCCAAGACCGGAACAACCCACCATAGACCCCGAAACCGGGTCTATTACATGGGACGTGTCACCAAGAAGAAAAGAGGAACCCGTACAGCCGGAACCAAGACCGGAAACGGATGTAGAAGAACCGGAAGAAAAACCAGCACCAAGAAGAAGGAGAAGGAAAGTCCAGGAACCTATACCGGACGTTGAACCCATCATAGACGAGGAAACGGGTTCTATGACATGGGACTTGACACGGAAACCGCAAAGGGAAAGAGTCCCCCCTATAGAAAGAGGTACGGAGGAAGAACCGACAACAAAGGAAACACAGAAGGAAATATTAAGGGAAATAAACAGACACGTCGAAAATATAGACGAATCCGTTACGAACGTTGATAATTCCAAGAATTTCCAGGATAACAGCGAAAACAGAACGGACAATTCACGGCATACGGAGAATATAACCGAAAATGTCGTGAATATTGAAAAGAATACCAAGACAATAACGGAGAACACAACCGCTATAAAGGAAAAGGGTAATTTAAATGCCGTTTCCGAACAGTCAAACAGACCTCTGTTAAGGGAAGATGACAGAATACAGAGAAGACCGGAAATCACGGATAATGGACAGACGGAAATCAAGTTTTCTGACGAGGGGATAATACGTGCCATTACAAGACTGGGAGCGGTAACGGATAACATAGGACGTGACGTCATTTCCGCTTTGAGAGGACTTGAAAAAGGGTCGGGTGAGGAAAATCAAAAAACCAGTATTACCCGTTACCTGGAAACTATTGCAAATTCTGTATCTGTTATAGAAGACAGTGCAGAAAACATATTGGAAGAAATGCAGAAAGCCACTTCCGGTTCGGGTTTCGGAGGTGGAACAGGGACACCTGGAGGTATTGTACCACCTACCGGAAGCACGGGTGGAATAGGAGGACTAAATATATTCGGAGGAGGATTAAAAGGAATATTGGGCGGTCTTGGAGGTTTAGCGGCATTCAATACCGCTAAAAACGTATTGTCAGAAAGATATTTCCGGCAGCAGGAATTTGAAGCACGTTCTCAATACCAGGGAACAGTGGAAACGGCCGCAAATTATACACGGTTACAAGCCGCTAACCAGGCAGATGCTTTTAGATGGATTCCTCTAATTGGTGATACGATAGCGAAAAGCATAGAATTGCCAGCACAGCTTGCAGCCGAAAAGATGATGGCAACTTTCGGGAAATATGCGGAAGGTGAAAGACGCGTTATCCCGTATGCACAGGTTATGGGTGTATCAGCCGGGGAAGCTTTCAGACAAGCCGGAAGGGAAGGAAGTTATGCGGCTGAATCGCTTGGTATGGATTATGCTTCATACCTTGGAAGACGTGCCGAATTGATACGTGCAGGAGGGGGGCGTTTTGTCGGTGGCAATGAATACGACCCGTATGCAGTAAAAGAAACGCAGTCAGTAATGGCTGCGGAAAGATTGTTCGGATTGTCACCTAATGCGGTCAACCGTTTGCAGGGTGCAATGAGGTTCGGAGACCAGGATTCGGGTACCGGGGCTTCTGCAATTATCAGAGAGTTCGAGCAGGCAATGAAAAATTTAGGCATTCCGTTTGAACAAATAGCCTCTACAATGGAAGAAAGTTTAGATACTTTCGTTACACAGTCCGACCAAATTCTTTCAAAGCGAGGTGAGTTTGACGCAAAGGAGCTTGCAGCGATGTTTAGCGGAATACGCCAGGCAACTGGATTGCAGGGAAGACAACTTGAAAGGGTACAGCAAGCATTCACCGGACAAGGAATATCAAAAGATGAGGTGACGAATGCAATGCTTGTACGGTCTATCCAGGAAGTTATGCCGGACAAAACATCCTATTCGGAAATCCAGGAAGAACTGGAAAAGATACGTGCAGGAGCGGCAGACCCCGAAGTTATGGAAAACTTCTTGAATAGGGTTGTAGAACGTAGCGGGGGAGGTTCTGAACAGTTACGTTTGGCAATGTCCGAAATATTCCCTAATTTGTCTTGGAAAGACATCAATTCCACGATACAAAAGGATAGTGACCCATCTAAGCTTGTGAGCAATCTGTTTGACTTGTATAAACAAGCAAGCCAAAGGATTAGGGAAACTCCTACAGAAGCTTATGATAGGGACGCAGCACGAAGGACTGTAGGCACAGGGGAAACTATTTTGGCAAGTAATATGAACCGCCAGATGTCGGAAGGAGCCAATATTTTAGGGGAGATTAGAGATTTGGTGAGAGAAATAAACGACAGAGGTAAAAAGGTTGCTGATATGGAGTTGGAGGTTCCGAAAGAGAAGATAATTCAGCAATCTGCCACAGGAGGAAGCGGTTTAGTCAATATGAGTACAGTAAGCGGAGGAGTGGATGCCGGACGAGCTATTTCTCAATGGTTTAAACGCGCTTTAGACGAGTGGGCAAGAGAAAGAGTTAACGGTGTGTCGGAAGCAAATAAAGTGATACAGCAAGAACGATGAAAGTAAATATATTTAACATACAGAGCTATAAGTACAATGTAGAACCCCAAACGTTTATAGACGATTGGCAAAAGGGATTGGGACCAGATACACCGGAAGCAAAGAAATTATCGGTTCCGGAATTTATGGATGTGGTAAACGAGATTTCCAAAATTTCAAACCTGGACGCCATTTGGGCCACATACGACGATTGGGAGAAAGAGAAGTACAAGAACGAGTATTCAAACAAGAATTTGCCGTATATCAAGCCGAATACTCCGCTTTCCTTCCCTATAAAGGATTCTCCTTTGCTCATACAAAAAGCGTCAAAGAGCGATATGTTCATGAAGCAACGCGATTTTTCGGCTTATTGGTCTGAAAATTTGACAAAGCTTCTACAGGATAAGGAAGGATATGTAGCTGACAATGTGGTTGCACTGGACGAGGAAATGTCGGTAAGGACAAAAGTACAACCTATAAACATTAAGGTGTGGATATACTGTAAGGCTATAAACAAGGTTGTGGATGTAAGCCAGTTCGTCAATACATGTTCTACCGACAAAGGATTCAAGAACGGCATGTTTTCGATTAACATAACACCCTTCAAGGATGCCAATATGTCGAACGTGTACGGTGCAGGATATTATGATATATTCCCAGTTGTAACCCCTAAAGGATATGATTATAAATCCTATCTTGAAAAAGTGGTACAGATAAACGACATAGTGTTTATCCGGTTTGAGCGGCTGAGACTGGAAGGAAGTTCGGACAGTGAAAATGCCAACGATTTGTTTGTACCGTTGAACAAGCTTGCCAATAACGGGCCGAACTATAATGTTTGGGATATGATAGGTTTTGTAGACAGCGTAATGGAGACCTATTCTTCGGAAGACAATTCAAAGAGCACTGTCATAAGCGGTCGCGACATTGCAAAAATGTTTGTGGAGGACGGAAGCTACTTCATACCGCTGGAAAATGTCAATGATACTATACAGAACTGGCTGTTAAGGAAAACGGGTGGCGTATGGAACGGACGTAATGTGTTCGGTGGTGAGTATCAGTTTGTATGGAATTTGGGATACAAAACAATAAATGAATGCATTTGGTTTATTATAAACATAATGTCTTCTATCGGAGTTTGCAGCGATGAAGTGTTTTCTTCATGGGGCGACAAGCGGATAACGGCATACAGCATTCCGGGGCAGCAGGATTTGAAGGTAAGGGGGGTATGGCAGATTGTCAAGCTACAGGTGTCCGGGGATATAATGGAAAGGATTGTGACAGATACGGGGCTGGGGAACCCGAACGGAACACTGATGCAGTACATGGAGCGTATTTGTCAATATCCTTTGACAGAATTTTTCTTTGACACCTATATAAACACGATTGATGTCATTGTAAGACAGCCACCGTTTACGGAGAAGGCGATAAAAGATGCCTTCAAGTCTGAAAACTATATTACGATAACACCGGATAATGTAATATCGTATAATCTGAGCTACGACCCACGCGTTTATACTTGGTTCCAGTTACACGCACAGAATGCACAGGTAGGTGGACGTGACAAGCCGGGATTGGCTTTCGTTCCTATTGTGTACCTGGAAGAATATGTGGAACGATGGGGCAACAGGAAAATGGATTTCGTGGATATGTACTGTATTCGCATGATACAGAATGGAGCGGAAAACCAGAAGATATTTTCTACTTACCAAGCAACAATGTTGAATGACTTGATATACCTTGTAGAAAGCAACATGTATGTACCTTTTACCCGGTGCGGAACGATAGAGATAAACGGGGACAGGCGTATAAAAGTGGGAACATTCGTGTTGAACCAAAGTACGAACGAGTTTTTCTATGTGACGAATGTAACCAACACCATATCATTTAACCGTGACGGGGTAGATAGGCGTACTGTTTTACAGGTGGAAAGAGGATTTTATGTACCTATACTTAAAGGAAATCTGATGGAAGCGGTAAAAAGAAATGACAATTCGGTTTCTGAAAAATCAGCGTCCGGATTTACACCCGATTACTTTAAGTTGGTGGATTTAAGCGGTTTGAGACAGAAGGCGAAGGAAGCGGAAAGCGGACAGATAACCTCCTACGACAACCCGACTGTTGACAAGCAGCAATTTGACTATTTTTTGAACAGGAAATTTTTTGGAGGACTTGAGTAATGGCAGGAGGAGCACCAAGAATAAGCAGTAACAATTTGCCGCCTATAATGAAGGGGTATATAATGATACCCACGGATGTAGGCAGGGAAGCGTATATAGATACGGTATTCAGAACGAATGTAGTTGCCGTGATGATGGAAGGCGGTATATTCCGCAATGACGCACGCATTACCAACGAGGCTATCAATAACATATGGTTTCCCGAAAAACCGGGTGAGAAGGGGTGCCAGGTAATGATAGCGAGCAGCGATTTTCTTAATCAGCCTACAGTCATAGGCACCTTTATAGGTAATGATGAGGTTCCGGCATGGAGCGAGGACGTTATACGGATGAAAAAGCAGGTGGAAGGGGTAACTATGTCTATGACGATAGACCCACGTAACCAGGAATGGAACATGAACCTTACCTCTATAGAGAAGCCCGTAAATTTCAACGTTACATTAGGAGGTAACGAAAAACATAAGATAAGATTACAAAGTTCGGGGGAAGCCGAGATAGTGGCTTCCAAGAAGGTGAAGGTAACCGGATATAACGAAGTCATTGCGGAAGTCGTTAATGTGGTCGAGGACGTGAAAGAAAAGGATAAGGAAATAAGGCGTTTTACTATGAATATGGAGGGGGTTAATTTTACGTGGAAGACCCAGGACAAGACAACCGTAATAAAGGCTGACCCTAACACTGTGGATGTTAATTTTCACGATGGGAAAAGTCATATGACTATAGATGATAATGGTGTGGTATTGGGCTATGACAACGATACGGAAATGATACAGTTGACGCAGAACCTAATAAAGCTTATGACCGGACAGAAGGTCAATATAAACAATGCGAAGGAGCCTTTAACACTGGCGAATACATTAATACAGTTATTGAATAATGTAGAGAATCAGATAATGACGCTAAAGAACGCATGGCAAACAGCGCTTGCAGGTTCGGGGGCGATGGATGGAGGTAAAGCCGGATTCGGTGCCGGGGTCGGTGCGGTAGCGGCAGTCAACCCGTTGCAGTTTGATGGAATAAAAAGCACGGTAACTTTTTCGGATTGATAATTATTTCGTATTTTTGAAAACGATAAGAAAAGATTATGGCAAACGTCGCGCAGGCAGCAATACAAAAAGCAGGGTCTTTGATAGAGACGGCTGGAAGAGCTATATTAGCATCTCAATTTCCGAACGATTTTGAGGTGTACCTCTGTACGCTTGAACTGGCAGATTCAAAGAACAATACGATAGATTTTTTCACATTCCCTATTACCCCGAATGCGATAAGCAAGACGGAAGCGAAGAGGGAAAATATAAGGAACACGGCAGGAGGCGTAACGGTATTATCTTCTCCTACTTTTGTACCACAGGACATTACAATAAGAGGCGATTTTGGACGAACATTTAAATTGCTATTGTCGCTTGGTGGTGGTGCGTCAAGTCTGGCAGGAGCGGCCTATAGTTTATCAGCCGGGAAATGGAGTTTGAGTGATATTTCGGGTAAAAATACGAACTCCTTGAAGTCGGCTTCGTTCGACCCGTCTGTCAAGAACGGATATGGATGTACGAAAATATTACAAGCTATCATATCAAAAAGTAATGGTGTGGATAAGGACGGTTTGCCATTTCGTCTTTACTTCTATAATATGGCTTTGGGTGAGAGTTATTTGGTTGTTGTACCCCCTACCGGACTTGTGTTGAATCAAAGTTTACAACGTAATATGATATGGGAATATTCGCTTACAATGACAGCGATAGCCCCTATAGAAGCGGTGGCAGGCGAACAGAAAGCGAAAACGGCACTCACTAAAATTTGTACGGCCGCGGCAATACAGAAAGGCGTGAACGATTTGGCGGCTTCTTTAGCAACGTTGTTATAATAAAGGAGGATAAATGATGGATGCAGTGATGGAAACGGCATACGCCAAGTTCAAAAATATTACCGGGTATGACATAAAACAGTTCTTCCAAAATTATGTTGATTTTTGTAACAATTACTATGCTTACATAGTGGATTATTACCAGGGAGGAGAACTGAATGCAGAATCATTCTATCAGTTGGATAAGATGATAGCGCAAATTAATATCGTAGAGCCTATGTTCCAGCTTCACGAAAACAAGTTGGACGATATTTCTATGTGGGAAATATTAGACAACTTTTCGGAAGTGGAAACAAAGATATTGACAATAAAAAATTCTGACAGGTGGCTAAGAAGCGCAACCATAGGAAGACAGAACACCCTACAACTTGACAAGCAGTTAAGGACAGGAGAAACATTCGAGAATGTTGCGGAAGAAATTGCAATGACAGACCCAGAGGACGATTGGACTTCTATAACTACACCACAATACATCATAGAAGAAGATTATGAAGCAGGACGGGGAAGTAATACATTTGCCGTGAACCTTCGGAATGTCGGTGTGAATTATGTGGATAATGTGGTAGATACGCTTGTAGGGGAGAATGTGTTAGGCAAAGACATAGATACCGAATTCGAGTTTAAGAATGACGATTTGAAGGTGAAGAAATTCGGTACATCTATGGACCAGGCGTTGAAAATCATATTGGAGGCTCTGAAAGGCTGTATTCCGGAATTCAAGGATTACGGGTTACCATCCGATTTTATCGGACAGACAACGAACGCAATACAATATCCAGTGATATTTAAGGCTCTTATGAACATGTTCCAAAGGGATAACCGATGGGCGAGTGCAGAGCTTTTGGATTTGGTAAAAAAAGAAGACGCGGTATTTATGAAGGTAAAGGCTACAACCGTGACGAGAGAAGATTTTGTTATTAATGTTCCTATTTAAATATATTCAAAA